ATGGACGTTCACTTTAACTTTCGCCGGTCCCGGGGCGAACAAACCGTTACGCTGGGCTCGGCCGACGCCAAAACTCCCTACGATGGCGTCGTTTACGTCCGGCTCCGACTTAGCGGCATATTGTACCCCGCTTTTACCACCGGCATCCGCACGTTTCATTCAGTCTGGATCGGCCGGCAGAACCCCCGCCCGTCGCTTGAATCAAAGGCGCTCACAGTAAAACTTATCAAGTATCAGCAGCAACTCGAAGAAGCCCACGCCGAACTGGTCAAAAAAGGCGGGCGTATCGATGTGCAGGCAATGATGGAAGCGATGGCCTGGCTGGAGCAAAAAGCAACTGGCCTCAACATCGGCCGCGCCAACAACGACCCTTTTGCGCCGGTAACCCTCTTGCGGGTGTACGAAGAGTTTATGGCCTGGAAAGAAACGATGATCGAGCCCGACCACCGCAAACGCTCACCCGATCAGATCTCCGACGAAACCTACAAAACCTACCCCAAACGCTGGGTGATGGTTCAGAGTTATCTGCATTCAATCAAACGTCCCCGCTACCCGGTTCACGACGTCAACCTGCCTTTTACCAATGCGCTCAACGAGTGGCTCAGAAAACAGGCAAAGCCCGACGGCACCAAATACGAATCAGCAACGGTCAATAAGGTAATTTCTCTGTTAAAGATGCTGATGACCTACGCGATGGGCAAAGGATACGTAGAGAGCAATCCCGCCCGCGAATTTTCGTGCCGGGGCGGCTCGCCCGCTAACCCAAAGCCGCTCACCGAATCGGATATGTACCAGCTTGAAACCTGTGATCTTGGTAACCCGTTGCTGCGGCACGTCTGTGATAGCTGGCTGGTAGCGGCCGAGCTATGTCTGCACCACGCCGACTTTGTGCAGCTGAAAAATATGGACTTTGTGACGGTGCAAACCAAAGCGGGCGGCACCCGCCGTTTTATTCAGCACGACCGCTCCAAGCAGAGCGGCACGAGCCTGGTGCAAACGGTCGATATTACCCCGCGGGCCGAGCGCATCCTGGCCAAATGGGGCGGGGCTCACCGGCTGTACTATAAATCCAGCACCTTGTTCAGTAAGTACCTTAAAAAAATTGCCGAGAAGGCGAATCTGCGGGATAAAGACGGGGAGTTGATCGGGCTCCAATTCGGGCAAGGCCGGGACACGGGCTTGACCCAGCGGGCGGTCGAAGGAGCGACCAGCGTGCAGTTATCGCTGGCGGCAGGCTGGTCGAAGCCTTCCTACGCCAACCGCTACATTGGTAACGCGCTGGAAATTATGAAAGCGTATGTGGAGCAAAAAGAAGAGGACTAACGGTGCACTCCCTGGCAGATGTCTTCGAGATGCCCCTCAAAAATCGTGTCCTCGTTGTGTTGAATCTTGATCACTAAGCGACCGCCCACCAGCATTGAATCGATGACAATGGCTTCGCATCCGTCGGTATGATGAAAGGTAGCTCCCCCCGTATTGTCGTTAAAGCTGGCCCGAAGGCTGGCTTTTTCGTTTTCTGCGGTAAAGACTTGGATCTGCTGTGGTTTGTTGTGAGGCATAATACAAAAAGTAAGCACCAAATTTTGGCTAATTCGTCGGTAGTTGCTACTCAATAAGTAGAAATACTGATGAAATGTTAACAAGTTTTTGGGAACCCTACCTAATGCAGTCCAGTCAGCATAGTAGGTAAGCGCTGATGATTCAAAACTACGCCCCTCTCCCGCTTCCCACAAACTGTTTTTGGTAAGTCAACATAAAGTGAGTAAGCGGCTACGACCAAAATCACCCCCGGCGGGGTTAGGGGTTGTGGCGAACGGTGGCGGGGCCGTCGATGGTGACGGTGGGTGAGCCTTCGCCGGTCAGGACGTAACGGATGTTGAGCCGGGGGAAGGTTCGAGCTATTTCGGCTAAAGATTCGGCGTTGAAATAAGTCTCATTCTTAATGTGCTTCTGAAAATAATCCCGACGCTTTCCCATTGCCAATGCCGCCGACGACTGCGATTCGCCCAGCGCTTTGATGCCAGTCAGTAACCAAGCCCCGTCAACCTTTCCCTCATTGTTATTACTCATGCCCGTAAATGTACGCAAAGTTGCGTAAAAATAGTTTGCTTTTGTACGTAAGGTTGCGTACATTTGATCTATGGAAACACAAACAACGTCCGCACCTACCCCAAGCATAGCTGACTTTTTGGGTCAGTTCTCTGGCATGGCTCGCTATATCCGAAAAGCATCCGAATTTGATCAACTTACCGTGTCCGACAAATTCAAGCCAGTGGATAGCGTTAATGATCGGGCGCTGTCAAAGCTCTTGCTCAACGCTTGGTCGGCGGAGTTTGCGCTTCGCATTACACCGGCCGTTAATGATTCACAGTATCTGCAAAGCTCCCTACACTGGACATTTCCGCAAGCCTATTACAGCGCCTTGTTTAGTGTTCGGGCCATGTTGTTTGCGCAGGGGTTCAACTTTGCGCACGAAGATTTGATCAAAAAGCAGATTGGCAAAAACGTATTCGCTGGTTTATACCCAACGTCATTGGGCTTTTACGTGGCGGGCAAGCCCCGCGATTACGTCAACAGGCGGTTTGTGAATGCCATTTCCGAAACGGCCGACCTGCAAACGTTCGCCATGCAGTCGAGATCAAAGCAGCTTGGCTTATTGATCAAGCAGTTGCAGAGCAACCCCAAAACAGCCCTTCGACACCCAACATCGGGCGCAGTGCTCAGTAAAGTCCCTATCTCAGCCGCCGAAGAAGTTGCGAAACGTCTTGGTTACACGACTTGGTTTGATTTACTGGCGCGGCTGCGGATTAGCACAACCAGCCGTGACCTGGAATCCTACACATCGGGACCATTTGAGAACGTCCAGCTATTCCATAGCGACCTTGTTGACATTCTGGGACGGATTGCTGCTGTACATGAATTCTACGTGGCTAAGGCTATCGGCATCAAACGCTACGAACTACTGGTCAGTGGTACGATGAGGTATCTGCAAGAAGGGTTTGTGCGTGAACGATTCAATGAAATCAAAAGGATTTTGGCATAACCCCGCCCGCCCCGACGATGGGCAGCGGGACAACCAACGAAACGAGGAAAGGTATGAATCCCTATCAACAAGAAGTCAGGGTACGGACAGAAGCCCGGCGGGATTTGCGGGTAACGCACACGGAAGAAGCCGTTGATCGAAGCGAAATACTTTGCATGAATGAAACGCCGGAGGACTTGCGCCAATGGCTTACGCTAAAGGGATTCACGTTTCTTCGGCGGTCAACGATTTTTCAGGAAACGTGGGCAAGCGACCAATTGACCGCATCTATCATGCTTCGAGGTGATGTTACGAAAATAAATATTTGGCCCAGTAAATAACTCCCATAACCTTTTCGGTCGTCCGAGAATCGCACGGGGCGAAAACGGCGGGAAATTCAAAATAATCAAACATAACAAACATATGGAAATTACGCACAAAGTCACAAAAAAGGCACTGGTTTTGGAAATCCCGCTGCCGCTATTGCGCCACCTCGCCGAAACGCATCAGGAGGTCGAAGGCGGCTTAAAAGTGAAACGAATCAAGGATTTGGCTCAGTTTATCGGGGAGCAAATTGCGGATAGCGATACTGAAGGCGGTTTAAAGGCGCAGGTGGATGAATTGATTCTGCAAGCCTACGAAGACGATCAGCCATTTATCAAAGCGGCTATCCCTGACGAAGACTAACCCCCGGCGGGGCCGTGAGCACGCTGGAGACGAGACGAGAAAGAAATTATGGAAAACCCAGAAAATGACGTGGCCCTTGCCTTGGCTAGAGAGCGCAGAACGCAACTAGACTATTTTCGAAACACAAGGGGGTTAACCGATGAGGAGATCATTGAGCGTAAAAGCCTGTCTACTTTCATTTTTCAAAAGACAATTGTGAGCACCCCGGCGACGCTTAAGAGTGTCCCTACACCCCCACCCGCCTTGCTCCAGCAACAAATCCAGTGCGGGGCGTCCTGGGAGATTAAGCCAGTCCAGTCGGGCTATATCGCCCAGTGCCGCCACTGTCAGGTGATGCTGAGTGCGGGAGGAACGCCTAAATGCTTGAAGAGATGATGAACAACTTTCATTGTGAATCCATCGTAGACAAAGAGACTGGGCATGTGCTTTCTAACAAGTGGGAGTTCGTCCTTACCCCTGAAATCGTAGACAGATTCACTGTTGATGTCTTTCCCCACATTGAACTAGATATAATGCGGGGTCAGGTTACTAAACAGCCAGACGGCCGTACTCGGTATATTTTCACATTGGACGACGAAGCCACTCGCATTATTAAGTCTGCTCTAATCAACACCATTAATCAGATCAATGGACGCTGTAACTAATACCACCACGCCCCCACTTCCGATCTTGGCGAGTTATTTTGGAGCGCCGTGTAGCTATGAAGCGATTGAATACCCCGGCCCTGTATTGCCCTCCTCTACATTCAGAACGGAGCAAGGCAAGGTGGATTGGACCGTACTGCGAGGGGTTGAGCTAGGTGAGGTGCGCAACGTGCAGCTACAGTTGCGGAGCATTGAGGATATGACATACGATGAGCACTATAACTTGCTCATTGAAGCTGTCGGGGTGTTTATGGGCGATTTGACTGTTCGCAACGCACCAAAAGAGTGCCTGCAAATCACCGGAGAGGTTCGCGCTGGCGTCACTAAGACGCTTACCATTTGGGCAGATGGTGAATGGGCGATCGAGTGTAACAAAAATGACGGGCCATTACTGAATTTGGTTAAGGCTATCAACTACCTCCGCTCAATTTTCATTGACATCGACGGCCTGGGCGTGGCCAGAAAGGAGGGGGCGCGTGGGTAAGGAACGAATAGCTTGTAAAGAGTGCGGAGCATTTGAGGGCCACCATCCGACCTGTTCGCTTATTGGACACGAAGACGCCAAGTCGGCTCTAAGGCAGTACTACAAGCTCTGGCTTGACATGGAAACTAAAATCAGGTTGCGCGAGAGTGGTATGCAGTTATACTACAATAAACTACGCCAGCAGGCTGAACTCTGGCGGGAAAAGTACAACACACTGCGAATTGAAAATAACGCCTTGCGAAAGAAAGCCAAGCAAACTCCCCCGGCCGGTGGGTAAACGGCGAAACAAACGAAGCGATGAACCACGAGAAGATATTTGTTCGCCCAGACGGTAGCCGCGTAAAGGTAATTGTCCGTTTTTCGATGCCTGGCCCCGGCCCAACCTACCGGTTCCGCGTAGAGCGATGCTTTCCCAAAAAGCGCACGTTTAAGGATGTCGTAGATGAATCGGATTGGAAATACCGGACTATGGAGTTTGAAGAGCGGAAAGCGGATATTCTTCGCCAGCAGCTGTTGTTTGTTAGCGAAGAGGAACTGTTGGCGGTTAAGTTAGAACTCTGGGAGAAGTTGAAGCCGACTTAACGCCCCAGCAACCTCCGCCCCTCCCGCGCCAGTTCCTCTTCCCCGGTGGCGTCGAGGTAGGCCAGCGCCCGCTCGAACAGTTGCTCGACGCGTTCTAAGGTGAAGCTGGTTTCGGGAATCTGGATAATGGCCATATCCGTCGGTAGTGCCTGCTGGAACAAACCCAGCCACTCCACCGTCACCAGGTGCGAAGATTCGTCCACGTAGCAGCGTTGTACGTAGGGAAGGCGCTGAACGTGGCGTAGGGTAACGAGCAGGGGCGTCATGAGTGAATAACGAAAAAGTGGTAAGTTTGGGTATGGAAATAAACGGCAATAAGACGGCTCGGCAACTGGTAGCGAATCTGCCCGACGCGCTTGATTCGCATTTGGTCCAACACATGACCGAAGAGATAACCGGTGATCTAACTCGCAAGTTAAACGCGTCACTGGTTGCTGCGATTCAGAAGCATATTCCGGAAGCGCGTATTGACAACATCGCTCAATATGCCGACCGCATAACCGTTATTCAACAAGCGGGCAGACGTTATCCGGAACGTTACTATCTCGACCACGGCACACCCAACGAGATGTTAATTTGCGAGGTGGGCGAACCCGCTACTGAGTTTTTTGGCACAGAATTGCCTAACCTTTATCAGCCTATTACCATTTACTAACCATGCCCCGCACGAAAGCCCCACTACCACCACCGACGCTCGAGGAACTGCAAGCGCAGTTGGCCGGGTTCCTGGCGGTATTTGTTGATATGCGATGAATGCTTAGATTTGGGTTCAACTAAAATCCATATCATGGCTGCTAATTTCATTGAGTTCAACGGGCACAATCAAAAAGTCATCATTCGTATTAGTAGCATAGGGTCAATTGCAGATAGTGGAAAAACTTGTTATTTAAGGCTTTTGGGTGAAAGTACAGGGCATACCCTTTATCACTCGTATCAAAACATCAAAGAAGCGATAGTAAGCGCCGCTACTTTTGGCGATGACCTTTATTCGCTAATTGATGCCGAAGCGGGCAAATATATTTCGCGATTAAATCGTTAGGCCGGTCGCGTTACGAAATGTGACAACCAACAGTTCGTAACGCGATAACACGCCCCCAGCCGCACTTGTGTTTGCGGCTTTTTTTGGGTACCTTCACTTTTAGTAAAAAAGTACTTTGTTGCACAGAATTGTATGGAAATCAGCGAGGTGGTGCTATGGTAACAAGTGAAGATAAACCTCAACTTACCGACGCTATGTTGCGTAGCATCTGGGGCCTCGATGCGGCCTTGGTTGAAGCTGCCTATAATGGTGGAGAAGGCGAATACAACGGTGTGCAATTCACAGGCATTACGCTTACCGAAGAGCAAAAGAAACTACCCAGACTAGACCATGCCGACCGTTCATAAGACAGCCCGGCCCTGGATGAAGGCCAGTCCGAGTAAGGCCGCGCCGAATCAGGGCCGGACGAACCTGAACCGGGATGTGTACGACACGCAGCGCTGGCGCAATATCCGGAAGCTACACCTGCAGCAACACCCCCTGTGTGTAACCTGCAAAGAGAAAGGCATCCCGACGCCCGCTAAAGTGCTTGATCACATCATACCGATCAATAAGGGTGGCGATCCGTGGAATTCGAATAATCACCAGGGAATGTGCGAATCGTGCCATGCGATTAAAAGTAGAAGCGAACGAGCATGAAGCTACCTTTCAATTTCAACAACTATGTTCTGGTCAGGCTCAACGATGCTGGCTATGCACACTGGAAAGCGGAAGACGATGCTATCTGGGAATATGGCAACATGCCCCATAAGAAAAAGTCCATCGAAGACTATAAAAAACGGGCTGACAAGGATGGGTATATAAGTTTCCAGCTGTGGTCGTTCATCCAAACCTTTTGGTCCAATATGTATAATGGATCCGAACCGCTGTTTGAATTAGACTTCTACGTTACAATGGATACGAGCTTATTTGACACACCTGCCGTCGGTGCTATACCCGGTTTCAATGAGGCCTTAAGCAAAGCAATCAATGGAAACAAAGCCGATAGCGCACCCTGACCCGAATTTGGTTGTAACTGGTGAGACTTACGAGGAACACCAGAAGCGAATGAATGAACAGATTTGCGCGGACTTTGGTGTCCCACCTCAACTACTCGGTCGAATAGAGCCTGTCAGTGGGGAAGAGTTCGAGAAGTGAAAGGGCGAATGGATTGATGAGGTAATAAAAGCTTTAGATACACTGTGAAACACCACGAAAACACCTCTGTTTCACGACACCCCCAGGGGATAGTGCAGAATCCACCGATTGACCCGCTCTTAACCGTATGCCCTCTTTTCTGTGTCCGCGTGCAAAATTTGGCCTAGGGGACTTTAGATTCGGTTTTACAATGGGAAGAAAAAAGTTATTAGACGAAGAAAAAAGTAAAAAAGGCACTCTACAGCCAATTAGAGCAAATAAAGACACAGACGTCGTACCTCTATCCCGTATGCCTTATGTACCGGATTGGATATGTGAAGAGGGTAAACGAATATGGCGCGAACAAGGTCCGAACTTATTGCGAAAGGGGCTTTTGGGTGAAGAGGACGTTTCGGCCTTTGCGCGATACTGTCAATTTGCTGGACTATTTGAAAATCTCATGTCTAAACTACCGACAGATCAATTAATTATAAAAGGTTTTGCGGGTATGGATGTAGCTAATCCTCGATTTAAACTAGCTATGGACTGTCAGGTGCAGGCGGATAAGTTGGGGCGCCAGTTTGGTCTATCCCCTTCAACAAGAAAAGAAGTACCAAGACCTGAACCAAAGAAAGACGATAACCCACTTGGCGACCTGCTAAGATCCGCATGAACTATAACCCGGTTGTAATGGACTATTGTGAAGACGTGCTGGCTGGCCGCGTAGTGACGGGCAGGTATGTTCGACTAGCCGTAGAGCGACATCTTAGGGACTTGGAAGATGGCAAGAGTCGCGGTCTTTACTTTAATCACCAGGCAGGCCAACGGGTAATTGATTTCTTTAGCCGACTCAACCACCATAAGGGCGAAAAAGCCAAGACCCCTATTCTGCTTGAGCCTAATCAGCAGTTTTACCTCTATACGCTTTTTGGATGGATGCAGGAGGGTGGATTGCGCCGTTTTTTCAAATCCTACAAAGAGGTAGCTCGTAAGAACGGGAAGACTACCGAATGCGCCGGGAAAGGGATGTACACCGCGTTGCTTGATAATGAACAGGGTGCTCAGGTGTATTTTGTGGCGACTAAAGAAGAGCAGGCCCGGATCGGGTTTGATGATGTCTGGAAAATCATTCGGGCCACCCCCCGGTTTGAGAAGACTCGTACCTATGCTAACGGCTCATTTGAGGTCTGGAAAAAGTCCGTCACAGTGCCCCACACTGGTGCTTTTATTAAGCCAGTTGGTTCCGACTCTGATACACAGGACGGCTTTGATCCCCACCATGCCATTGTTGATGAATACCATGCCCACAAGACAGATGGCATGATCAATGTCATGGAATCGGGTATGGGGGCGCGGCGACAGCCATTGATTGATATTATTACTACAGCCGGATTTAACAAAGAACTGCCCTGCTACGGTTTTCGTAAAATGTGCGTTGATATGCTTGAGGGGCGGGTAGATAATGACTCGCTCTATGCGCTCATTTTTGCGTTAGACGACGAAGATCTACAGGATACAAACTGGCAGAATGAAGACGTCTGGATAAAAGCTAATCCCAATTTAGGCGCTTCGGTGTACGTGCGTAACCTACGTTCATTTGCCAAAGAGGCCAGGGACCGGGGTGGGGAAAAAGAGGTCGATTTCAAAACGAAAAACCTGAATATCTGGACCGATGCTGCTGACACCTGGATTCCGGATGAGGTTTGGCAAAAAGGGGCATCCCATTTCAATGAAGAAAGTTTGCGGGGTATGACCTGCTACGGCGGTCTTGATTTGGCTATTGTTAATGACTTTAGTGCCCTAGCGCTCACGTTTCCGCTAGAAAGTGGGAAGTTCAAGACTATTTACCGATTCTGGATACCCGAGGATACTGTACAAAAACGAATTGATCGGGGCCTATCAAGCCTTAGAAACTGGATCAATGACGGATACGTGACGGCTACCGAGGGTAACGTTACTGATTTCGACGTCATTGAGCGAGACATTATTGAGCTTTCGGAAAAGTACAACATTGAAGCGATCGGAGCTGACCGTAACCTAGCCAGCCAGCTCATTAATAACCTCATTAAGAACGGCCTGAATATGCAGCTCTTCGCCCAGAGTGTTGTCGGACTGTCTCAGCCAACCAAAGAATACGAACGCTGTATTCGTGCCGCTCTGATTGATCACGGACATAACCCCGTAATGCGCTGGATGATTGGCAATGTTGCCATCAAGCGCTATCCGGAAGGAAACATCAAAGTTGATAAAGATAAATCCAGTGAAAAGGTTGATGGTGTCGTAGCTGATATTATGGCCTGGGGAACCTGGAATACCGAGTGCATGGGTGAGTCCCAGGAAATCGAATACAAACGCGGTGATATGTTCGCTTAACACCCACCTAAACCATGAGCCTGACCCCTAATTTAGAGCAGCCACCTACGTTTAAGGAGTACTTTTCGGACCTGGTGGGCCAGAAAAAGCAGCAACTCCACAAGGCCAGCGACCACGATGCGTTCGAGGCTGCTAAGCAGCAAGTGGTGCAAACGTTCGGGTTTCAGCCCGATTTCGGCTTTGACGCCTACCGAAAGGGGAAAAATTCCCAAAAAAAGGGTAAAAAGTAGCACAAAGTGGTGTAATTCTTCTCTTTTAGCCCCCTTTCGTTCTCCCGAACTTCGTAACCGTCGGACTCTTATTCCAGCCGCACGGAACGATTGGGCTTTCTAAGTGACCTTTCTAACTGGTTCACGACCGGGACTACCACCCCTTCGGTCCCAATCGGCATGTCTGTTGCTACCGACGGCACGGACCCGCGTTTGCCCGCCCTGATGGGCCTCAACGAAGGCAAGGTAGCGGTAACTGAAGACACAGTTCTTGGCTTATCAGCTGTTTTTGCTTGTCGCGCGCGAATTACCAACTCCATAGCGTCTCTTCCCTGGGACGTACTGTCTACGGACGGAAATCTGACCAGCCAAAAAGCCAAATCGCATCCGTGCTATAATCTACTGCATACCCAGCCGCACCCATTGTACGGCTCAACAACATTTCGGCGCACACTGATTGACCACATGCTCGATTCGGGCAACGGTTTTGCTGAAATCGAGCGCAATGGTCGGGAGCGCCCGGTAGCCCTCAAAATATGGAAGCGAAAAGAGGTCAGCGTCTACAAATATGACGATCGACTGTATTACAAACTCTCCGACGGGCGCACCCTTCAAGATTACCAAATGATCCATATCAAGGGGTTTTCCCTAGATGGCCTTATTGGTATATCTCCTGTGAGGGCAACGATGGAGGCATTCCGGATGGGGCTGCAAACTCAGTCGTTCGGCAACTCTTTCTACGAGAACGGCACGCGCCTATCGGGCATGATGACGACCGACAAGGCTGTTAACAGAGATAGTCGACGCGACATGCGGCTTGATTGGGAGGCTGAGTACGGCGCTGGGGCGAAAGGCCAAGGTAAAACCGCCTTTTTAAGTGATGGTTGGAAGTATCAACAAATTGGTATTGCGCCCGACGAGGCTCAGTTTTTAGACACCAGAAAGTTTTCTCGCACAGAGATATGCGCCATTTATGGCGTTCCGCCCCACATGATTATGGATTTGGAGAACGCTACGTTTTCCAATATTGAAAATCAGAATCGGTGGTATGTCACGCATACCCTGATGCCAATAATTACTAACCTGGAAGAGGAGATTAACCGAAAGCTCTTTCGGGAATCTGAGCAAGGCATCTTCTACAACAAAATCAACGTAGGCGGTCTGCTTCGGGGGGATACCGCTGCTCAGACTGCTCATATCCAGGCGATGGTCGACCGGGGTGTGTACTCACGCAACGAAGCCCGTGCCTTTCTGGATATGAATCCCTACGACGGTGGCGACGAATACCTGGTACAAGGCGCAATGACACCTGCTGACCTGTTACGCCAGTTCTACGAGACTAAAATCAAAAACGGGGACACGACCCCCACCCCCGCCAATGCTTAACGACAGCCTATTAGACGAAACCGCAGCAGAAATGCGCATTGTCCCAACGGCGGGCATTGGCATTGAAATGCGGGCAATGCCCGGCCCAGATGGGACTACGGTTGATAAAAAATACATCGCTGGGTGCGCGGTCAAATTCGGCGTTCGCTCTCAGGATTTAGGTGGCTTCATTGAAATCATTGATGAGCATGCCTTTGATGAGTGCGACATATCGGATGTTGTTGGGCTGATCAATCACGACAACAACATCATTCTGGGGCGCACGACGGCAGGCACGCTAGTACTGGAAATTCGAGCGGGTGACGGCGTTTATTTCGCTATTCCTTTTGACGAAGAAGATCCCGACCACGTACGCTACGCCCGCAAGATTGAGAAGGGGGAGATTACAGGTTGCTCATTCCAGTTTATCACCTTCGATCGGTCGGATGCTACCGTCTGGGATTGGGAGCAAAACCCATACCTGCGCACTGTCAAGCAAATCAAGCGACTTTTTGACGTTGGGCCGGTCACATTCCCCGCCTACCTACAGACGAATACCGAGGTTGCCAAGCGTGACCTGACATCGGCCTTGGCGAAACGCCAGCCAACGCCACCCGAGCCGCCCGCATCACCAACAAACCTTTACGAATACCGCGCACGAGCCCTCGCTCACGCCACCCACTAATCACTAGTATTTTATCAGACAGCTAAGCAATGAAAACAGCTAAACAATTAAAGGAAGAGCGGGGCGAGAAACTAGACGCGCTCAACGCCATCACCACGGGAGCCGAAAGCCGTAGCTTGAACCCTGAAGAGATTACCCAGTTCGACACCCTAGAAAACGAAATTCGGGGGCTGGATGCTGAAATTGCCCGCGCCGAAACCGCTGAAAAGCGGGCAGCCGAAGCGGCTGGTAAGACCCAGCCGCTGGGCAAGGAATCGAACGAAGACAAGCGAAACAAAGACTTGGATAAATTCTCGGTTTTGAAGCTGATCCGTTCACGTATCCCGGATTTGCACCAGCCTCTGGACGGCATTGAAAAGGAAATGTCAGAAGAAGCCGCTAAAGAGTTGGGCGCTTCTCAGCACACGTTGCGCGGGCTTGGCATTCCGTCAATGATCCTGCAGCGTCAGAATATGGTTGAGCGCCGGGATAACTCGGTAACCATGCCGACTCAACCCGAAGACGGCGCAGCTGTTGTACAAACCGAGAAGCGTATCTCAATGGAAGATATGCTCCGCAAGGCGCTGGTAACTCGGGCGCTGGGCGCTACGGTGTTTACCGACCTGGTTGGTAACGTTGAATTTGTTCGGATGAAAACCCGGCCCAAAGCCACGTTTAAAGCAGAGGTGCAGGCACTTGATAAATCAAACATCAAGTTTGGTCCAATCGGCTCACTCTCGCCAAACCGGATAGGTACATTCATCATTCAGTCGCTTCAATTCCTAAAGCAAACCTCGCCTGATATCGAGGCAAAATGTCGCCAAGAGTTAATCTATTCCATTGCCGAGGGGATTGACATTGCTGCCATTTTTGGTTCAGGCACAAACAACGAGCCGCTGGGCGTCTATAATGACCCAAGCGTTACGTTCTTGGCCCTGGGCACTAACGGCGCTGAGTTGAACCGGGCGAACCTGATCAATCTGGAAACGGCCCTGATGGAGCGCGACCTGCGCAATCCACAGCCCAAATGGCTATTCAATGCCCGTACGCGCGGCAAACTGAAGAATACGTCTATTGGTACTGCTGGTGAAGTCTTTGTCATGGAAGACAACGACACACTGCTGGAATACCCTGTCGTGATGAGCAACATGGTCCCAAGTGATGTGACAAAAGGCACGGGCACAAACCTGTCGTCTATCATCTTCGGAGACTGGAAGGATCTGTATATCTCTACCTGGGGCGCTTATGAATTGCTGGTAAACCCTTACACCTACGCAACCGTGGGGCAGGTTGAAATCAGCATTCAGGCGTTCGCCGATACGCTTGTGTATCGTCCTGAGTCATTCACTGGCTACAAAGACGTTAAAAACGCGCAGGTATAATCTGTCACAAAGCGGATTGGCCTAGTCAATCCGCTCTTTTCTCTAAAGAGCTATGAAACTCAAAATCACAAAAGAAGTAGCCGGATACCCTCAGTTCAAGGTAGGTGACATTGTTGAGGACGCCGAACTGCTGATGGGTGCCAATCTGGTCCGGTCACTGGTCGAAGAAAATCACGCCGAACTAGTCGGCGCATCGAAAACCGAAAAGGCTGTAATCAAGCCAGGCGAAACCCCGGAAAAATAAGTGATCTACCTCATCCCCAATAGTGCCGACCCGCTGCCTACAGCACTAGACCTGTCAATGGTCAAGAAATACCTGCGCATCTATGGGGATGAGGAAGATGACATCTTTCTGCAACTGTTTTTGAACGCGGCCATGCTGGCGGCTGAAGGCGTCAACGGAGCCAACCAGCCCCTGTTTCGCCGGAAGTTCACCGCATCGCTGTCGGGCTTTACGCCCTGCCGCCTGCCGGGTATTGCGCCCAGCGTGACAGGTATTTCGTATCTCTCGGCGGGCGTGAGCGTTCCGGTTGATCTGCTCGAAACCGCCTGGTCGGTTGACGGCAGCCACCTGCGGTTTACGTCCCCCTTTATTCAGGGGGTAACGAGCCCCGTTTGCTCGATTACCTACGAAGCGGGCTACACCGAAGAGAATCTGCCGGAGGATATCAAGATGGCACTGCTGCTCATCATTGAGGACCGCTGGAACAACCGGGCCAATCCCGTGCAAGAGCGCGTCACGGCGGCTGAGAACTTACTACGTGCCTATCGCCACCACTATCTAATCTAATCATGGCAAAGCAACTACAGTCGGGCGATTTAAAGTGGAAGTTCAAACTCTTCCACCGATCTGAATTGCCCCTTCCGGAACGCGATGAAGCGGGACAGATTATCGCCCGGGACAATCTGCCTTACTGCGAAGGGTACGGCGCAAAGGGTAAGCAATCCGGAACTGAAACAGAAATTCTTAACCAGGAGAACGCGGTCGGTACGCTACTCTTTTCCATTCGCTACCGGAACGATGTTCGGGCGACGGATGAGCTAGAAATGGAGCAAGACCTGTATGACGTGATTGATGTAGCCGACGGGGAAGGGTTCCGGCAGTGGACGGTACTCAAACTGAAGAAAATCACTAAGTAATGCCACAACCCATTCTTGACGCTAACGACATCCGAACGCTCGCTGTTGATCTGGCGAAAGCGGGTCGGGCATTAGATAAGCAGACGTCTGGGCAGATCATGCGCGAAGCGGCCCAGCCCATGCTGACTGCAACGCGGCAGGAGGTGCCCGTCGGGCGGATACCGTTCTTTAAATCAGCGGCAATCAACCGGGGCAGACTGAAAGGAAGTCCAGGCGACTACACCGGCACCTACGCCCGCGGAGGAGCTACCCGTCGGGATCTTCGTCTTAAGGTTGTGGATGGCATCGGCGACGAAACGGCGCGGGTACTGATTGGGGTCGACAAACGCTCAGGTTACGTTGGCTGGCGAACGCACTTCATTACACGCGCGACCGCTAAAGACCCGTCGGTGAACGATTTTCTAAGCCGTGCAGAAGGTCGAACGATTGATGTTGTGATTAGTCGCATCGGCCCCGCAGCCCAAATCGTCGTTCGAAAAATTCTAGCCAAATATTCCGCATGATTGGTCCTGCTGTTCGCGCCCTGCTACTTACCAGCACTGAAGTAAAAAATCTGGTAGGCGAAAATATTAGTCCAATTCGGTTCACGCAGTCGATTCCGACACCGGGATTAATGTACGCGACGGACAACATTCGACCGGATCAAAGCTGCCGGGATAGCGTCGGCGTTTACGTCGGCACGTTGGAGATTTCCATGCTCGACAAACGCTATTTGGGTATCGATGCGCTAATGACCGCTGTGCGCGGAGTGCTGGACAATTTCGCGGGCACCTCGAAAGAGTGGTTTCTGCAGATTCAGCCAGGTATTGAAGGGCCGGACGATTACGACGAGGTAATCAACGCCTATTACAAACGACTTGATTTCACTATAACCGCCGAGAAGGCATCGTAAACAATGGCCGCAGTAGCACGCCCCAATACCACAGTCGCCGGCAGAGAAGAGCTGTTCTGGGTTACCAAACCCGGCGATACCACGCCCACGCCGATGGGCTGTTTAACCACATTTACCGACAATGTACCGGGGCGGGCTGCTGAACAAACTGCCTGCCGGGACGGGGTTGTCAACGCGCCCGCGGGCGACGAAACGCTGGGCACGATTCCGGTAACGGGAATCACCCGCCGGTTCCCTACCGCGCAACAGGCGACTAAGGTAACTGGCGATATGGTTCGCCAGTGGGCGTCTGAGACCACGATTCTGACGATTCAGTGGGGGGGCACCTATATCGGCGATCCGATCTACACGGCATCCGGTTGGTTTTCGGACTACAGTTCAGAATCGCCCCAGACGGGCAACAAAACGTGGTCGGCGACTTTCAATAAAATCGCCAAAGAAACCTCCGCTACCGTAGCCGCTTCGTAACTCAATCGGGCCGGTTGCGTTACGTGACCGGCCTACCTTTTTTATGGCAAAAACTAACGCAGAAATAGCCCAGAAGGCCCTCGCCTTGTCAACTGACGGGCGAATCGTCAAAGAAGGACGCTCTGAGCGCAAATACATTTTCAAGTTCGGCTGGGGGTCCCGTTTGCAGCTCGAATCCATGTACGGCAAAGGGCTAACCGGTATCGAAGAAGACGAGAGCCAGTATGACATTGTAGCCAACATGCTAATGGCGGGGTTAAAGGCGGAAAGGGCCAACAACCTGGTTGCTGACTTTGGCCGGGAGCAAATGTTTGATGTGCTGGATGATCTAAGCGAATCAGATATTGAAGATGTCTATCTGGTCGCCCGGCACTCACTGGGGTTTATAAACCGGCTGCTAATCGGCAGCCCCGAAGAAATCGACAAGCTAACCCAGCGCGCCCTCGAAAACCAAAGCCAGCCCGCTTCAGCGACTGGGACGCCCTCTTAAGTCAGGCAATGGGTGAGATGGGCATGAGTGCCCAGGAGTTCTGGGACATGCCGCCCGCTCTCTATTTTCTGAAACAGAAAGGGTACTTCAACCGCGAGAACCGGCAGGATTTGTATTTCCGGCGCATGTTCACCCTCAACTACAATCACTTCCAGCTTCTCAACATGAAGAACCCGGAAGTGATCAGTGAGCAGGATGTGCTACTACTGCCCGGCGAGAAGAAGCCCCGCAAATCGCGCAACCGAGAACCCAAATTAACCTACACCGACGAGCAGCTTTCCGAAATACAGGAACGGATGGTAAAAGCCCGCATTGAAGTCGAACTAAAGCAGAATGGCAGCTAACGCAACAAACATCCGATTAGGACTGACCATCACCGACTACCAGGCCAACTTTAAGGCCGCGTCGGCGATCACCAATCAGTTTGTCTCGGAGTTTAAGGCGGGCTTCAATGGCCTGAAAGGGTCGGCCGATGCGCCCGCCGGGGCCATGAACAGCCTATCCCGGCAACTGACCGTTACCAAGCGGCAGATTCAGGATCTGGTAGCGGCTGGGGGTACCGTACCTACGGAATTAACTCAGAAGTATGCGTTGCTGCAGAACGCGGCTAACGCAGCCCGCGGGGCGTTTTCAATACCTGCATCGGCGTCTACACCCTATCAGGCCCTCACGCAGCGACTCGATGAAGCAAAAACAAAGATTCGGGATTTAGCTGCGGAGGGAAAGCCGGTGCCGGGTGTGCTGGCGACCGAGTTTCGGGGACTAGAATCGCAGGTAGCGAAGGTTAACCGGGAGTTTGATAAACTGCCGACCAAGCAAGAGCGATTGGCGGGTATTGGTTCAACCCTTCAGGGCATTGGCCGGACAGCGTCTATTGTGTCCGCCGGTATTGCTTTAATCGGCGTTACCTCGTTTAAGTCGTATGCCGACATCAATGCACTCCAACTAGGGCTTGAAAACATTACGGGGTCGGCCGCTGGCGCACAAGCCCGGTTCTCTGAACTCAAAGAGGTAATTCGTCTTCCTGGTTTAGGTTTAGAAGAAGCGGTCAAAGGTGATGTAAAATTGCAAGCCGTCGGATTTTCTGCCAATACAGCAAAGCAGGCGCTGTTGCAATTCGGCAACGCTATTGCCCTAACCGGTGGCGGTAAGTTTGAACTGGATTCGGTCATTACGCAGCTGACCCAGATGGGCAGTAAGGCGAAGGTGCTCGCCGAAGATTTAAAGCCGATCATTAACGCCAGCCCTGCCGTAGCGAAAGCTATTAAGGACATGTTCGGCACGGTCGACTCGGAGCAGATTCAGGCGCAACTAGCCGCTACAGGCCGGACGCCGATGAACTTCATTGAGGACCTCATTGGGCAACTTTCCAAACTTGAACGGGTCAAAGGCGGACCAAAAAATGCACTGGAAAACCTTGGCGACTCTATCAAATTGGCTGGATTTGAAGCCGGCAAAGCTGCCGACGAAACGCTGGGACTTACGGGTATAATTGATGGCCTGGGAAATGCGATTGGCGGACTTGCTCAAGGCTTCTCGAGCCTATCGCCCGTTACCAAAGGGCTTATCCTGGGCGTGGTTGGTGTAACGGCAGCCGTTGGGCCATTATCGTATGCTATCGGTACGCTCATTACGGCAGGTCCCGCGGTTAAGGCCGCGTTCGGGGTTATGCAATTAGGCATTGGCGCAATATTAAGCCCAATCGGTCTGGCCGTTATTGGTATCTCGGCGCTCGGCATTGCGCTCTATAATGCAAACAAGCCGTTTGTTGAACTGGCCACAAAAACCCAGACCCTTTCGGATATTACGAAGGCGGCCAACGGCACAATCGTCGAAGAAAAGACCCGGCTCGATCAACTCTACAAAACGGCTACCGACGACGCGAAGAGCAAGGATGAGCGCAAGAAAGCCATACTCGCCCTCAATGCGCTGTCGCCCGCTTATCTGGGCTTTCTTAATGAAGAAAACATTAAATCAACCCAGGCCGCCGAAGCGATCCGAAAACAAGCGGATGCGATTACCTACCGGGCTCGGGCGTCGGCTGCTGAGGGTAAGCTGGTTGAGTTACAAAAGAAGCGGCTGGAAATTGATCTAAAGCCCGCTACTGACTTCGAGCGCCCGTTTGTTAACTCGCTTGGTACGAATCCGCTGAATCCAATCGTACAGCCACAGGTATCGGTTGCAGCCCGCGTGAACGTCAAGAAAATGGCCGAGTCCGAAAAGGCGGAAGCGCTAAAATCTTACGACGATCAGATTGAAGAGGTTAACAAGTATATCAATCTCAATCAGCGACGGGCTGACCGGCGGGGCATTCAGTTAGACCCTCCCAAGGTTGAGATTAAGCCGTTTGATTACAAGGCGGCTTCTAATGCAAATAAAAGCCTGATTCAGGGCTTAAAAGACGAGAAAAAAGCACTGGCCACCGAGATTGCCAACGATAACCTGAAAGGACTTGATACATCCGCTAAAGTTGCCCGCTACAAAGAACTTACCGCGCAGATTGATCAGGCTACTGCTTCGACCAAAAAACAACGCGTAGCCACAGAAGGCGCCGGATCTGCCCTCACGACAAATGAGCGTATTCTGAAGCGGTTAACCAAAGAGTTAAAAGAACAGGGCGACAACGCGTCGCCCGCACTCAAAGCATCGGTTGCTCAGTTTCAAGACTTAGTAAAAGCCGAAAAAGAATTGGCCAATAACAAGCCGGTTGATTTAGGCGATAAGCTAAAAGGCATTGAGAAGGTCAACGGCATAAAGCAGGCGTTGCTTGATGTTATTGATCCGCTGAACCGGCTGGATGGACTGGCAAAACGTAGGCAAGATATTCTAAGTATCGGCTTTCGGACGCTTGGATTCTTTAACGCAGAAATTGACAAGATACGAGGCAAAATCGCGTCGGCGTCAATTGGCAAAGACCTAGTTAGTCAAGACGACTTCGAGAACCTGAAAGATTATGTTGCTCAGGTTAGAAAAGCTCAGGACGCTGTAAATCTGGCCGATTTTCGGGCAGACAAATCGGAAGGCGACAACGATCCCTATGTTCGCCAGGCAGAAGCCAAAATAGCGAAATTAAGGGGTTTAGGGGTAAGCGTGACAACTAGCAGTTTTGAGGTGGCGAAAGCTATGAAGCAAGCTAAAATTGACCTTCGTACGGCGGGGTTGGGCTTGCTTAGTGGATTTGCTGAAGGTTTTGGGCAGTCGTTAGTTGACGATACCGTAACAATAAAAGACGTCTTAAAGAATAGCCTCAAAACAATACTTGGCCTTATAGGGGATTACCTAATTAAGCAGGGCACCGCCTTGGCTCTGGCAGGTATCATCGGCACATCGGCGGCCGCTTTGGCCGGACCCTTTGCGCCACTATTCGCTTTGCCTGCTGCGGGCCAAATATCTGCCGGTGCTGGTTTGGTTATTGGCGGAGGTGTAATTAAGGGACTTGCTGCATTCGCCAACGGCGGCTTGGTTTATGGTCCCACAATTGGCCTTGTCGGCGAAGGGATTGGTACGACCCGCAACAACCCCGAGGTTATAGCACCACTGGACAAACTACAATCCATGATCGGCAAGACGCGTGGCCCCGAAGTCTTCATCACTGATATGATTTTAGAAAATGAGCATATCCGCGTGGCTTTCAACCGGGCCAATGCTCGCTATAACGAGTTAAACTAATGGCACTACTTACCCCTCAACAGGCTCGTTTGCTTGAGCCAGAAGGATTTCACGAGCAATTCAGCCAAGTACTTTCGCAACCAGGACAGACCCGGTTAACCGCCTACAATGCATCCGAAGCGTTGCATGAGTACATCACCGGCGGCCATAAGTACTCGAACTTTGAGTCGTTTGACCGGCAAGCCCGCCGAATTGAAGCCAAGCAACGCAAAAGCCCTGCCAACTAGGACGGGGCTTTTCTTGTGTTTAACGTCGATTATTGGGTTTGCCATTTGGCCTCTTCTTTTGATCTGCCTTTATCAAGCTTTTCTTTTGCAAAGGTTGGACCATATTGGGTCCTGTTATAGTGGGCGATACCCTTAATCCATTGTGAGCACTCTTATAGTCAATGTGGTGTAGCGACGGTATTCTAAACGAGAACATCGTGAATCCTCGATTATTTGTTACAGAAAAGTCACCACGGCCAATAATGTCCATGCCTATAAGAACGTCACAACCAGGCATTGCCCCTGACTCTGTAACTTGAATGCCATCGATCAATAAAGTGTCGGTAAAGCCATCATCTCTTGGATTAGGTAGTCCGATATTGACTAGATAGGTATTGACGAGGGCGGGGCCATGAACGCCATGTGTTATACCTTGACCGGTAGGGACTAAGCCTAACTTATTCACCACATTTGTGTGGATAACCGAATTGGTTGCCCCGGTATCCCATATAGCCCAAAAGGTTTCTACATCGTCCGTAAAGGGGATTTCAATTTCGACTAAGGATTTCAATTCCCTAGCAATCCCACCACCAAATGTCCAAGTGATGCCAAATGTATTCAAAATGAAAGGGGCTTATTACTGCTCAGAGAAACTAACGCGAGATCTAAAAATTTGCGTGTAACTGTCTTCTCCTGCAGTACAGTGTTGCAATAGGAATGTCCCTAACTCAAACCGCCCCAGCGCTGCATTGTAAGCAGTTAGCTGTTCATCGTACGCCCCCTGTACTTCCTGGCCCTTTATGACTAAATACTTGTTAGGGTATTTTTGAAATAGCTCAGATTGATTGTCCACATAATATTGAAACTCTTCTTTCAGCATGATGAACGTTATCTATATGGATCAATAAGAGAACAAAATTTTAGCCATTTTTACTCACATTTGAGTATTCGGACCGCAAAAGTAAAGACGACTCGGTGTGAATTGTTTCGTAAAGCAAAGTTTATTTTCCTTATACTCAATAGGCTCTACACCCAATTGACTAAACGGCAACCAATAAAAGCGCCCCGGCTATCAACCGTGGCGCTTTGTTTTTGCCTTACTTAGGCTCGCTTGAGATAAGGAGCTTTTGTGCTTAAGTATGTACAAGACAATACCTCAAAACACTTATAAGATACAACTACAGGTATACTAATTCGAATAAATTATTGATTAAAAGTTAACAGTATAGCTGCTATTAAAAACTTATTAATATATTCGAGCAATGTTTAACCTTTATATCCATTGTTCAAATGAAGTTTGCTTACTCCCTTTACATTGCTTCTGCAATAGTTGCTGGTTTGCTATCAGCCTGCCAGCCTGAAGTCATAGAGCAGGTAGTCCCCTCCGGCAATGCGCGAGCTCGTGTAGAAGCAGAAACGGCAGCGCCTCAGCACATGTTTCTAAAGATTGGAGAAGATTCGCAGTCCTATGAAAACGGCCAAACAGTACCAGTGCTTCCAAATCAAGAGATGAAGATTGAACCCTGGTTTTGGACGACTAATAACCAAGGCGATAGGGTTGAGTATCCGGTACCAGACGGCGGCACATGGTATGCACCTCCTGGGTTTCAATTCACAAAGCAGTATTATTATGGCCCAAATAATAATTGGAAATCTGGCGCTCGCGGCTATACCTACACCTGGCCAAACAATAACGGAGGAGGAACACTGAGGGTTGTCTATAACACACAATACACAGGCTATGCGGCTTATGTGTATATACAACCCTTGATTACAAACTGGTAAGATACATTCGTTTAAATAACAATGACGAGCAGCGGGTATATACCACCTGTGCTCGTCATTGTTATTTAAACAAAAGAGTCGAAATTTCTCCTACCTACCAAACACCTGCTGTAGCACCTCCCTCGGGTACATATTGACCCGCCCAAAACGAGGATCGGGTGTCGTATCCGTCTTTAACCCCTTCGCCTTACAAATCTGACTGGCCTGCTGGCCGATCTGCTGCGCCTGCTTTACGCCTACCTGCATATGATTCAGACTGGCGTAACCGACCACCGTAAAATAGTCGGGATGCGTCTGGTTTTTGGCTTCCAGCAAATTTACCCGTTGCTCGACTTCGTTCAGCCGCTTCTCCTGTTGTTGAAGAATGGCAACAGAATAGGCCATAATGTCAAGTTGAGACATTGGTTGGATGCTTCGCTTCTTGAGTGCCTGAAACCAAAGCCGGGTTTCTTCACCCTTTTCGGTTTGAGCCATCATACACAGCCGTTCAGCGAAGTCAACTCCCAATACATAATCGCGCGTCATTGAGCCATTATTTGAACTCGACACCGTGTCGAGTTCAATCCAATCTTCACCTCTGCGAGCAAACTGGTTGTTTTCAATGTTCTTTTTTGACCAGCGCGCCCACTGCGACTTATCTAAGCCTAAGTAGTCGTATAGTTCACGACCTGAACACACGTCCGAACCTTGTTCGTTGGTACTGTGTTGCGGTAATCATAACTTCTGGCAAGTTTTACCCACATTGGCGACGTATGGGCGTGAAAAAAGGCAGCCGTCGCACTACCCACTTTGCCAGAAGTCCCGAGTTACCGGAGTTTTGCACCTTTCGGTACATTATAGGAGTGCGACGACTGCCTTAATAACAGTGTCGTTCGATAAAGCAAGAAGAAGTCCGCTATGTACGTCAACATAGGGAGGGCAAAACTAAAGTAACTAAGAATTCTGGCGTTTCAAAGGTAGCATTTCGCCCGAAAAACACCAAATAGTTAATAAGGAATAGTAGATAAATGGACTAGTGTTACTTTGCCCGAAAAAATCCACCCTGCTATGTTGTTCCTTTTCTTTATTATTTGCCTAATACTCACGTTTGTGCTGATTATCGGCTACTTGTCTGGGGCATCTAAGCTGCCCGAAATAAAAGAGGATTATGATGCGGCCCTAGCAAGTGCCAACAGGGCAGATGCATTAGAGGCTGGGCGTAGATATTATTCAGCAAAGAGGTACGGCGCAAAGCTAACCGCAGCGGACGAACAAGCCATAACCAACGATCTTATGGCAATGCCCAAAACACCACAGCCATTCGTTCGACAAAAAGACCTACCTCGTTCAAAGAAAATTATGCCAGTAGATACTCCCGTCTACATGTGGATAGTGGGCGGGATAGTTGTACTGTTAGCTATTGTGCTCATAGCTAGAGTTCTTGATCAAGGTTCAGTGAACACCCCTGTTGTAGAAGAGGTGCCCTCACAGGTTTTTGAAGAAACTGGCCTGCCCTACGAAGTCTTGTCTGAGGATCGTATCGGCACCAGCTTATACAAAAACCTAAATGTTTCAACCAAAGACACGGTAGTTGCTACCAAAAATCTCCCTAGCTTTATTCATTACATAAAGCAATTAGAGTGCAACGGCATACAGTGTAACACAATATCACTTTGGGACTCCAAACAGGCTTATTATAAATATGATAGCAAGAAGGATGACCCTAAATGGCGAAAGAAGAATTGGGTAAAAATATGCGAGGCAAACTTGGCCTATTATGTTGTGACGGTTGGAGAAATAGATCTTTTTCCGTTGCTAGATGATGAGTACAGAAAGTGGGGCGGCAAAAAGAAACGACCCAAGCAACATATCTATAAAATAGAATAACCAACTCTGCCCATCCTCCCCGGTGGGCTTTTTTACGTCCATAAACCGGACAATGTCACTGTTATAGCTTTCTGCTAGTGAGGAACTTCGCAAGCCACCGTTTCGGGGCAGAGCGAGAATGGCCACCTACGGCGAAAAGTACTATGCAGTCTTCCGGGATACCCCACCGACGCCCACCGCGCCGGGCGAAGCTGCGTTGCCGTACTTTCTCTACCGGATCTCGCTTTCCTTTCTAAATTACACCGGCACCGCAAAAGAGCTGGAAGTTTACGCCGACGAGCCCTTTTCGGTAGACCTTCAGGAGTCGTCCGCGTCAAGCGTTTACCAGACACTAGCCCCTACATCGGCTTCGATTAACTTTCGGATTGCTGATTTAGCCACCGCTACGTCGCTTTACATCAAAGACGATCGGCAGTGCTTTGTGGAGTTATTGTGCGACACAACCGGTACCGGCACCCAGTACCGCCGGAGTTGGGCCGGGTGGGCCACGCCGATTGATTTTACGATCAAATACGGAAAGTTTCCCACCCAGGTACGCATGACGGCCACCGACGGGGTAGCCACGCTCAAAGATCGCCCCTTACTGGACGCAAACGGCAAACGCCTGGAAGGAAACGACGCGGGCCTGTTATCCCTCTCGCATATGCTGCGGGCTGGCCTGAACGGGCTTGGCTACCAGACGCCGATCACGACGGGGGTTAACCTCTATGAGCTAACCGATCTGGCGTCGGGCAATCTGGTGAACGGCAAAGTGGATGCAAACCGCGATCCACTCTATCACACGATGATGCTGGCGAGTGCGCTGGTCACGGACCAGAACGCGACCCAGACCAGCTACGACGCCCTGAAACGGCTCGATGCCTTCGGGGTGCGGATCGGGCAGGCGTCGGGCCATGAATCGGAAGGGGATTTCTACGTGACCCGCGTGGCCGAAATGGGCGGGGGCTGGGATGTGCACGGCACGCCCGACACGATCCGTACCCGGCGCTACAACGGCACCGACCCCACCAGCAACATCGCGACAGGCAGCTCCATTTCGCGCAGTCTGATTGTGGACGTAGGGCCGACACTGCCCGTTCGTGTGTTGAAATCCGGCGCGTCAACGGGAGCGCAAACAACTAAGAATGGTATCCGCGTTGAGCAGAGTTTTGGGCGGCAGTTGTCAGCGATCCCCAACGGGGATTTCTCGCAGGTCAACGCCCAGGACTTCCCGCTCTACTGGGCACCGCAGAACCTCTCGAACGCCAGGCGTGAGGGCACCGGTAACAGTGAAGCCGACCCATTTCGCTTTACGCTGTTTGGTAACTCGAACGGGAATTTCGGCTCGGCTACGCCCATGGCGGGCTTTTCGATTAAGTTTTCCAAGTTACATCCCGACTTTTCAAAAACCTTCAAGCGCACCTTCAAGTGTAAGTTTAAGTGCAACGAGGTGAAGGGGGCTTCCGTGGCGTTTATCGCCCTCTCGAAAGGCTCCTGGTATATTCTGGAAGCGGGCGGGTCGTGGCGAAAAGGCTACAGCGCCAAGAATGCTAAAACGATCCTGACCGAACATTTCTACACGGTTAACAACGTCCAGAAGTCAAAGCCCGGCGAAGGCTCGGTAACGCTCAATATGGACGGGTTGTCGGAAGTGGAGGAAATCCAAGGCTGGCTGTGCGTGGGGGTTGCTCTCGACCGGGCCACCACCTCGCAGCCATACGTCAGCTACTACAATCTCGAACTAAACGAGGAAGAAGTAGGGCTCAATTTGACCGGCACGCAGTACACGCTCAAAAAGCCAAACACAGAGCCTGATCAGGTCGCTAGTTTGACGCTCGGCGACGTGCCGGAAGTAGTGCGACCGTATTCACGTACCGGGGCATTGTTTCGGCGTCAAACGGGCACGGTGACGACCAAATGGTACCGGCCGGACGCGCAACTACCCGCCCAAACAGCGCAGGGTAAAACGCTGCTTCAGATCCGGGCCGAAGAATACGCCAAACAACTTCTGCAACCAGCCGATACACTGACCATGACGCTGTGGGGTAGACTACCCTATGGCCTGTTCACAGTGCTTCGCATCACCGATGTGCTGGATGAGAACGACCAGCCGATCAAGTTCATTATTACCCGCTGGAAGTGGGACACCCGACGGTGTCGGCATGAGGTGACCGCCCAGCGGATTATGGCAAACGGAGCACTACCGGCCGGGTTTAGCGCAACGCCCGAATGGCAGACGCCCGACGGCGCGATTCCGATGGCAAGCGATGAAGCGGGTAATCTATTCACGCCCGAAGCCAACAAGCAGATTCAGCAATTAGCCGACCAGCTCAAAGTTTTACTCCCTAAGCTCGGCGTCACCCTGCCGGGCGTCGCTGAACTACCGGGCCACAGTCCGGTTGAGGGGGGTAGTCTGCAAATCGGCGCCCGCATTTTACAGGACGGCGTAGTGATTAGTGAAGTGCAAAGCGTGTACCGGCGGGACCTCGCGCCCGATTTCCTTCTTGACGAATGAATATACCGGGCCGCGCTATAGAAATTTTCGTGGAAGGGGGCACTGATGGCTTTCTGTTCTATCAGAGCGGGGGCGTAAAGCAGGCTAGTCCGCTGTTTCCTAAAACCAAGGAGGGCGGGGATTTTCAGACGAACGTCTCGTACTACTTCTACGCTGAGCATCCGGAGCGAGCACCCGAGCCGCGCCTAACTCGCGTGTTCTTTGATACAAATGGTAATCAAGTTTCGGAAACTGTTGTCGAGCAACGGCCGGGCGTGGGCACCGAAACGCTCGACCCGATTACGCAGCGTAGTCCCGAATTAGCCGACGAAGTACCGTCGCCCGTTGCGGTCCCCTCCGGCTTCATGGTGCGGGTGCTGACGAGCGTGGGCTATGTTTTGCGCCCCATCCTTCCCGAAGCGGCACGGGCGTATATGGGCTTTATTTTTCCCAGCCCGCAAGAGCTGGAAGAATTACGGGATCTGCTCGAAATCCCTGACCAGCAGGAACCCGTTTACGTAGCCCCCGATGAGGTGGAACTTGCCGACCTGCGCGATCGGCTAAATATACCTGCCCCGGTGTTCGTACCGCCGGATGAAACAGAGCTAACAGACCTTGCCAAACAGCTCGCTAGTATCCGCCGGGGTCAACTGCCTAACATTCCGCTAAACGCAGCGGATTTGTCGTTTCTGGCTTGGCAGCTTGCGCCCTACATCGGGTTTGAGCCATTGATTTCCCGGCCGGACAATTACGCCCCCCTGGTCGACGAGGTAACGATACGGGGCATTGCCCGCCAAATCGGTAAACTCTGGGGTATTGACATTGATTTGCAGGGTCAGCCGTTTCGATTAGTGCTCGAACAGGCTGAAGCAAACGAACTGGCCGCGCAACTAGCGCCCTTGTACGGCTTTGCCAGTTACGTGGCCCCCACCGTCGAAGAGCAGCTCAACAGTCTGCCCGACGAAGCCAAAGCGGCCATACTACTGAGTTGGTTCGATGTGCTGACGACCGACCAGGCGAAACTGATACAGGACAAAGTAGGCTGCTGCGGGGATAGCGACGAAAGCGACGTAACGATTGCGATTCTGGGTCACTATAGTCCCGCCCCCGTTAACCGAGCCCCGGTGGTAGTGAATCCAATCAGCGACCAGAACGTGACGCAGGCGGGTGACTATACGTTTAGTCCGCCCGCGAATCAGTTCTCAGACCCCGATGGCGATCCACTGACCATAACCGTCACTAAACTCAACGGCGACCCGCTACCAACGGGCTTCACCTACGATTCGTCAACCGGCTCTTTCTTGGTGGCCTCAGCTTTCGGTGGTGTGGTAGAGACAAGAATGACTGCAACCGATCCCGACGGACTTTCGGTTAGTGATGACTTTACGCTCGTGGTGACTCGCCCGGCTGATCCCGTGATCGAGTCAATTCGGAAGAAAATTCAAGACGGCCGTTGGGTGCTCTACATTCAGACCAACCCGGTTGGACAGCCCAATACGACCAGCCCCGGCATTTATTACCGGATTACGACAGCTGGCGGGGGCATATACGATAACGGCTATCTGCCAGCAGCCTGGGATATAAACTACAACGCTGCTGGCGAAAACGAACCAAGCAGTAACGGTGATCCTACGTACGATAACACCATCTACTCTGCTGCTGAGCGCAGTGCCGGTTATTACGGATTGATTTACGCCCAGACGCGCGCCCAGGGCGATTCGGACAACCAGCACACCGTAACGCTGCAGTTGAGCATGAACGCCGACGGCTCGAATGCTATCACCGTCAGTTTCGTGGTGACCGACAATATGAATGAAACAGTAGCCACCTTATATACCCGTCAAGTATGAGTAACCCTGAATTTATGGTCATTGTCGATGGTAAAAATCTCGACACACTGACTGCCACTCAGGCCGCCGAAGCCTTGGCTCCCGAACTGGCAGCGTTGGGCTACGTGATCAAGAAGCCTGACGTAACGACCGATCCAATCAAGGAGCCGCCCGCGGAGGTGAAACCGCAACCATCCGTGGCCCAGTTGGACCACCAGTTCGTCGGTACTCAGAAGGATACCGGCAACCCGATGTTCCTGGTGCAGTTCTCCGGTCAGCAGCGTCTGCTTGAAGATCATTCGGGTGGACGACTCGAAAAGTTCAGCGTCTGCGGGGGAGAAATCGCTATCAACCTACAACCCGGCGTCAGGCTGCCATCAATCCCGTGGACGCAGGGTTGGGGCTTCAATACGCCACCAGACTTCGTCTGCCCGCCCGACTACATAGAAGGTTGGTTTTTGGATAAAAACGGCAAGCCCGATCGGAAATTCTTCGCCTGGAAATACTACCAGGAGCCTACCCAGCCTGAAAGCACGACAAGCGACGTAACCCCCGTAATTCTATCCCACCATGAACCATTTGGTCGCTAAAAACACCAACGCCAACTCAAAAAGTACGGGCTGGCCCGCATTACAGCAGCGCTACTTTCTCTATTCGCTGGCACTCTCCTGCGCGGGTGGGGAAGCGCTCTGGAACGGGCTCACGCTCGCCCAGAAGATCGCTCAGTCGCAGCCGATGCCCCGACCAGGCAACTTTCAGTTGCGGAGTTGTGGCGGCACTGGTCCGGTTGATCCGGGGACGCCCCCTGATTATACGGACGATGATTACGTATTGCAGGGCGTCGAAGTAGGCGGCTTTCCGTCGACCGATACGAACCTGCTCAGGATGCGCCATCACTTCGACCCGGTAACCAAACGGATTGTACTGGACGGCGATGAAGTCAATGACCCCAACGACCGCTGGCTCATCAATAGCCGCTGGTACGACAGCAATCCGGTGGGCTACTCGCAGAGCGCGTACCTGCCTTGTCGGATTCAAAAGTTTCGCATTGATCCGTCGCGCCCCCGTACGCACTGGCGCGACAATCCGGTCTATAACGCCACCATTAATATCCGCTACCGATGACACTGATCAAAAAGCGCAACGTTCCCCCGCTTGAATTTGGCCGGGTATCAACGTTCTTCGACCACTACAAGATTCAGTTGCCCCCCAGTAAAGGTTTTGACTTTACGGCCCGCTTTAACGAATCGTTTTTGGACTACTACGTCAACCAGGGCGGCTGTTCGACTGTGCAGGTGAATTCGGGGTCGGGGGTGTACGATGCCCTACCACAGCAGTATCGGAACACCATCTATCACCTAGGCTCGGTTCAGGCGGTCGGCGGTGGTAAGCCCTGGTCGCAGTTTTCGACGCAGGACGCCACCAACCTGGCTAACTTCAACTGGAACTCGTTGGGTGGGGTCAAGGTAGTCACCTCGAACCTGTCGGAAGGAAGCGACCAGTACACGTTACTATACTCAACCAACCCGTCCGCTTACCTCGCCTATGAGAAGCGCATGGACGATTTAGCTACGGCGGCCGGGTGCCTTAACTTCGGCTCTTATGGCGGCATTCTTAATCCGCACGTTGAAAATGACATCAACGCATTTCGACAGGGGCTACTTTCCGATGCCGGTGCGCTAGCCTACTGTCAGGCACACGAAAGCGGAGAAGCACCCTTCTGGACAACCAACGGGTGGGACTACCAGCACCCGCTGATGAAGCATTACGCCAATGCGCCTACTGATTTGCATACTAGTATCATCAAGCATAACGGTGCGAATGACCTAATCAAAGGTGGACTTCGGGCTGTGGGGCGCACCGATCGCCAGCTTCTGGGGTACTACTTTCAGGATAAGCAGGAGTTTTTGGAGCATCCGGGGCAAGGGTATAGTGAGCAGCAAATCACCGATTTAGGCGACGGAATAAAATACTACGAGTACACCTTTCCGGGCTATTCAGGGGCTTTTATGATTGATGAAATCTTTTTTGGATTGGATACGGGCGACCGCGTTTACGTCTGGGAGGATAGTTCACTCTATAGTTCAACACCCGGCTACGTGGAGCCGAACTTCATCCAACAAAACCCAGACGGCGGCTCGGTCGCTATGCGGTCGCAACGCGTTCAGCCGTTTACGGAAAATAATATCGTACAGGTAAAGCCGACTGCTACCAAACAGTCTCTGCCTGATCCAAACCGCCCTTTCCCCTATCCGGGTGTCTACGAAGGCATGAAAGACATGGGGCCAGTTGGTGCCTGGTTTTACGGAAAAGCCTACGCCTGGTGCGGGGGCGTTCCGATATCAAGCTACAACAAACACCGTATTCCTGGTGGCCAGTGGTGCACCGATGGCCGCGGCTATCTGGCCGACCGGCTCGAAGACCGAAAACCGCTCGCCCGCGTTGGTCGGGTGGGTAATAAAGGCTTCGTGAAGATTGTTGACTACGTCACCGAATCCACCGACCCCTACGCGATGGAGGTGGATCTGGGCGGTGGAGCGATCGAAGTGTTCGAAGACGTGGAGTCTGGTAGTAACAACTTCTACTTTTTTGACTTGGCTGCCTAATGAAATACGCACTCGCACTTCTCGCCGTGCTACTGCTGCTGGCCTTCGCGCCGGTCGCGTCGGTGATGTGGACCGAGATCGTGGGCAAACCGTCGACGTTTCCGCCGGCCGCGCATGATCACGACGAACGGTATTACACCAAATCAATGCAGAATCGCTCGTTCCTGCCGTCTTCGTACAAACCGGACTGGATGGCTTTACTGAACCGGCCTACGTCGTTTGCGCCCACTGCGCACACGCACGATGATCGCTACTACTTAAAAGCGCAGTCGGATGCGGCTTATTTGCCCAGTTCGTATCTACCTGCCTGGGCGAATTTGACCGGTAAGCCAGCTACGTTCGCCCCTTCGTCACATAGCCACGTAACGGATGATATGCCGGGGCTGGGGGCAGTTCTAGCGGGCTATGTAACGACCAGTGATGGGCGGCTTACTGACGCCCGAACGCCGGTTTCACACACGCACGTAGCGGCCCAGATTACAGACTTTGCGCAGGCGCTGAATGCCAACATCACCTCCACCAGTCTTGTCCACGGCACGCTGATTAAAGCGGGGAACATCAAGATCTTTTGCTCGTCGGGCACCGTCAACGCCAACTCTGAATATACCGTGAACCTGACACTGGATGGGACGCCCACTGGAACGTCGATTTTTTCGAAGATTCTGGCCAACTGGACAACGGCGACAGTGAACACGATTACCCTGCCCAACGACGTAGTAACGGGCTGCGTACGTAGCGAAAGCTTAACGAGTACCACCCTTCGCTACGTAAAAGGGCAACAGATTATCGGCACGCTCCTGAACGCATACGGCAACGCCCCGACCGGCACCCCCGTTCGGGCTTTTCAAATCGGGATATGACGCAGGTAATCACAGACACGGTTTCGCGGCTCGATCTGAAGGGCTACCGGGGCAACGAGCTGATCGTTACGTTTCGAGTGATCGGCACCGATCCCTTGCCGGTAATAACGCTCATTGCGAACCGGGGCGCGGGCACATCGGCGCTGGCCAGTAATCTACAACCGACGCTCACCACCACCAGCCGGGACATCGTCGTTACGTTCCACAGCACGAAGCTACTGCCCTCGGTGGGTGGCTATCAGCTGCTGTTTGACGGCCGCGTGGTGATAGCCGGGCAGGTAAGTTTTAGCTACGAAACGGCAACGCGCCCCGTTGAGGTGCAGCACACGATCCTGATTCAGTCCGGCGAACCGGCGGCCGCCGCCCTACTATATCCATCGGGCCTTCAGATACCCGAAGTCGCCAGCCTAGCCGAGCTGCCCGCCCTTTCGCCGGTACTGGCCCTGTTTAGTCTACCGAACGACCCAAACCTGTACGGGGTGCGGGGTAATAAGCGCTACGTGATTTTAATGGACGAACTACCAAACACATAACACTCAAACTAAACTACCGCTTCGATGATCCGCTTCTTAACAGTATCGTTATTGTTTTTATCACTCACCGCCGGGGCGCAAACGCAACTCTACCAAACCAGCACGGAGAAAATCCGGGAGTCTGGCGGTCTATTCTTTCTTCGCCAGGCCGAACGGGATCTCATCAAAGCCGCCAAAAGTAGCGCTGTGTTGCTGGGCAGCTGGAACCCGGCCACCAACACGCCTGCGCTCACCGCCAGCGCGGCCAGCATAGCCGTGGGAGGTTATTACGTGGTGAACGTGGCGGGAAACCCGACCTTCGGCGGGACCAACTTCAGCACATCCACTACGTTCGAAATTGGCGATCAGCTCGCCAAAGTGGGTGCTCAGTGGACCCGGTTACTGGCATCAATACCCGACGCCGTTGTCACCCAGACCAAACTGGCAAACGGGGCGGTGGTATTGGATAAGGTTGCCAACGGGGCCATTGCGCCCCAAAAAACCACGTTTCTCTTGCCCGGCAAAAACCTGTTCAATAAGGCCGATCCTGATTTTGTGGCAGGTCAGTACATCGAACCCGACGGATCGTTCCACACCCTGAACGGTTTCAACACGTCTGGCTACATCCCGGTCCTATCCAGTGTGGCTTATACCCCGTCCGAAAAGCAGCACGTCGTCTATTACGATGCTGGCCGGGTGCGGATTGGGGGCGACCCCGCCAGCCGGAGCAACGCTACGTTTACCACGCCCGCCGGTTGCGCCTACGTGCGTTGTACATTAACTAATCCCGATCTTTTCCAACTGGAAGCGGGAAGCGGAACGAGTGCTTATGAGCCGTACGCGCTCCGACTGGCGGGACTGCTTGACCCAAAAGCGGACGCAGTTGATCAGCAAGGCTATACACTCGCTCAATTAGCCCCAGCGGTTGACGTAAGCCCCAACCTGTTCAACGAAAACGATCCGAATGTTGTCTCAAATAAATACCTCAGCGACCTGACCGGGCAGTTTGCAGATTTCAACAGTTTTCGGGTCTCGGGCTGGATTCCGGTCTTGTCAGGGCGAAGCTATACGCCCAGCAAAAAAGATCAGATTGCGTTCTACGCGGAAAAATCGTTGGGCAGTTTCATCTACACGCCAAATACAGGCGGCAGTCGGCCCAGTGCCACCGTAACGGCACCTGCTGGGGCTTATTACATGCGGTGCACCATTGCGCCTTCGCAGCAATTCATGATCGTGGAAGGGTCTTCGTTGCCGGCCAGTTACGTTCCCTACTACACCGCCCGGCCCCGCCTGCCAGCGGCACTGGCCCAGAAATCGTTCGTGTCAGCGGGAAACGAAACAAACCCGCAGTTCACCGAAACGGCCAAAAAAGCGCTGACGGCGATTGAAGCACTGGAACTTACAGTTCCGGCTAGTCTTTCGGCGCATACCTGGGCGATCAGCCTGTTGACCCGCACGACCACGACGCTCTCGCACGTATTCGATTACAAGGTGCAGCTCATCGATGAAAACACTGGGACGCAGTACAACATCGTGCCGTCGCGTCTGCCGTCGAATACCGTCGAGCGTATTCCGATCTCAACCTCGGGGGTGACGGGAGCCATCATTCTGAACTGGTCGGTACTGCCTGAACAGTTTGAGTTGTGGTCAAACGGTCGCATCTACCTGAACGTAAACGTGGCCTCCCAGATACCATTGACATATCCGGCTTCTCAGTGGATCGGCAAAACGGTGCTCTGGCTCGGGACTAGTATCCCGCATTTGGGACTGTACCCAACGCTGGCCTGCGAGGCCGTGGGGGCCAACTGCATCAACCAGGCTCAGAGTTCGTCAATGGTGCGGTTTGGCAATGCGGATGGTTCCTGGACGGGGCTGCCCTGGCCGAACGTGGGCTTTGCGCTGGTTCACACGCTGGCGCAGAAAGATAGTCTGATCAATAACTGGGCAACGATTCGGACCACCTTGACCGCTGATCCGCCGGCTACGCTGAGCGACGACATGAAGGCCCTGTTTCGCTCATGCTCGTATGAAGCGCGGCTGATGCCCTACGTAAACGGAACGCTACCCGCGCCAGCATTGATCATCTTCGATCACGGCCACAACGATAACCTGGTATCGGATAGCGACGCGCAGTTCACGCAGGTGCCTACTAATAGTCGGAACAAGAATACGTTCATTGGCTCGGTCAATTTTATCATCGACAAAATCCTGGCAGCCAATCCTCGCCAGCGGATCGCGTTCGTGGGACACTACGACAACCAGGTACCGGGCAAACAGCGGATCGCGGTAGCCCAGCAGAATCTGGCCACGTATTGGGAGTTTCCAATTCTGAAATTATGGGAGCAGACCGGTTTCTCGCAACAGAAAGTAGTCGGGTCGAAATCCCTCTGGGGGCAGGCCCCCTACAACCAGTACAGCGCTGGCCAAGACACGGCCCAGGACATGACGATGCTCCGCGTAGCGATGCCGGACGATCTGCACCCGCACTCTGACCCGAGCGGTCGCACGCAGGCCAAATTAGGGCAAATCGTGGGTAAGTTTCTCAGTCAGATATTCTAAGGATATGGCTACTGAAACTCCTACTGATTCAGGTTGATTCGCTGGCGGTCGGGACCAGTGCAGGAGAAGCACATCTGCGCATAGCCCGACTTACGCGCCCGCTCACAGTCGCATAAGTCGTCATCTTCAATATCCTGCTTAAATGCAGTAACGACCGAGACCACTTTTTCTGTGCTGACCTGATGATACTTCGCTGAATAAGCAATGCTTGAATTAAGGGCGGTCTCGAGAATGTCTTCATCATGTGCCATACGTAAAACTAAAGAATTTATGAACCAGATTCCAGCGCAATTTTTTCAGCAGCTAATCGCGCGGCTGAAGACCGACAAGCCCCGGTTTTACCGGATCATTCAGACCTACGCCATTTACGCCCCCGTTGCCAGTTGGGGGCTTACGTGGCTGGTCAGCACGGCGCTGCCCGGTATGGGCGGCACGATTCCAAAGTGGCTGGACTTCGCCTACTCGCAGGTACTGGCCTTCAACATGCTCATTACAGGCTTGGGCCTGGGTGGTGCGTTCGTCGCCCAGACCACCATCGTTACGCCGTCAACGCCCGAACTCGCCACAGCGCCCACCAAGGCCGATAAAGAGCAGGAAGTGCTGACTCTCTTGCAAGAGATGCGGAGCGAACTGGACGAACTAAAACGCCCAAAGGCCACAACGCTATGAACATTCGCTGGATTGGTCTGCTGGCGCTCATTGGCGTGTTCGCTTACCTCGCGTTTCGATCGAAGAGCCAACAGGAAACGATAACCACGCAGGAAAATCAACTAACTGACTCTACCATCATCCTGCGCAACTTCCGCATCAAAACGGGTAGGTTGGTTCGGGATAGCACGCGACTGGCGGGGCGGGTGACGGATCTGGAAAAGAAGGTTTCTGGACTGGAACTCGACAAAGCCAACGCCGACGCGGACGCGTCCCGGTTTCTGCTCGGCTACCGGGCCAGCCAAAGCGAGAACGGTCGGCTGGTGGGGTTACTGAACGCGACTCAACGCAAAGCAGCCGCCGACGCCTGGGTGGGTGGGGTGGGGCCGGTCGCCACAACGGTCAACGACTCGGTACTCAATCGGGACTATGCCAACCTGAAAGGGCAACTCCGGCGCTCTGATTCAACCGTCACTGTTCAGGCGGGGCAGGTCGCAACCGCCAAGCAGAACGAGGAACGGGCGAAGTCTGAAAAGCAGCAGGCAGACGAGCAGGTAATACAAGCAGAGGGCGAGCTATTGCAGGCCGAAGGGGTGTTCCTGAGAGAAGCCCAGACGAAGCGGTTTCTGGGCAAGGGCCGGAAGAAGGCCATGCGGGTCGGGGCCGAGGAGGTGCGGGCGATACGGAAAAGGTAACGAATTCGTGACCTTTAGAAAGTAGCTTCATTGGTAAGCGCAACTATGACAGAGACCGTAAAACATTACTACGACGTCAGCCACGACGAGTCCGCGCCACAGCCGGGACAGTACCTAGTATCGATCGGTAAACGGGGTATTGGTATTGTGGAGCTAATCAAGTCGGTCAGCAAAGTAAATCACCGGGTTGTGACGGACTACCAGCGCTACAACCTGGAAGCAATACGGGTACCGGAGTTAAAGCCTTACGTGGTCTATGAAATGACAGATTGCAGTGCTGACGTTTGGGTGCGGGGCGTTCCGGCCTGGCCGATGTTCTGGCATCCGAGGGGTAAAAAATAAACCCCGCCTGGCCGCGGGGTCTGTGATGGGGAGTCCCTCAACTCATCAAATCACTATCTCAAAGTTAACAAAAAAGCCCCGGAATTTCGGAGCCATTTGCAAACCCTAACCCATAAATATAAAGACTAAATGTACCCAATTTGTAGCAGAATATCCACACTATATTCCTGAAACTCAACAATAAAACAAACAGATGTGCAGCCCAATTTTTGGCAATACTTCATCTCCCTGTTCGGGGGGATGCCGCCCGAAGTCGGGCAATTTCTGGCCAGTGTTATCGGCGCCCTGGTGGCCCTCGCCCTCATGCCGCCCAAGAACATTCAGTCGGCTTTTCTGGAACTGTTCGTGGCCTGGTCGTTCAGTCACTACCTCTCTGGCATGGCTAAAAAGTACATGGGCGAAGACTGGACGATTGAAACCGTTCGGTTTGGGTTGGGTATCGGCGGCTGGACGATCGGCAAGCTGGTCGCCTGGCTACTCAAAGGCGTTCAGGATAACCCCGAATCAATCGATAAGCTACTGGACTTTATTAACTCACTACGTAAACCGAAATCGGAATGAATATCCTGTATAACGCTTTTCCGGATCTGGCCGCGTCCATCCTGGATTGGTGGGAAACATTAGCCCTCGGGGCCATGTGGCCGGGCATGTTCATCAACTTCTTGTTTACCTACGGCAAGGGCAGACTCTACCGGCTCGGCTACCTGTGCTTGCTGGCGTCAGTGGCGACCCTGTTCTATGTTGATGTGCTCACCCCCGCAGACAGCATAGTGAACAACGACGATATTCTTCGCCCGATCTTCTATACTGCCCTAGCCTATACCGTCTGGCAGCGGGCTATCCTGTTTCTTCAGTACCTAAAGATGCGACGCGAACAGCTGGTACTTAGCATTCAACAGGTATCGAGCCTAGAAAATACGGTGATAGACTTTAAAGAAGTGCTTCGCTTCTCTGACCGGCTAGAACGGTGGCGGTCGTTTCTTATTACTGTCGTAGCCATCGTGTTTGCGATTGGTGTGCTCTATAGCAATGTTGACCGGATTGAGCAGAAGCAGACCGATACGATTGTGTCGAGCGACCGCCAGACCCGCACCCAACAAGACACCCAACGGGAACTGCTAGCCATCAAAGAAAAGCAGGACTCAACAGCCCTTGCCCAGAACCTAGCCCTTCAGGAACAAACCCGCTGGATAATCAGCCAGCTCAATAACTTCAAAGTCCAGGATTCAGCCAATGCCGAAGCCAACCGGCGGCAGCTCGCCAATCAGCGCCGGGCGCTACTCTACTTGCAAACGATGGAGAAGAACATCAGAGCAAATATGAACCCGGTCGACAAGATCCCGCCTAAACCGAGCGCCACCTTCGAGCTTGACCCCGACAAGGTGAAGTCGACTGTACCACAGGGCCGCAAACGCACCGCCGATGCCAGTGAGGTCAGTTCAGGGGACACCCTCTACGCCAAGTGGTACGAGCGGGAGGGGTACTAAAATAAATCTCGTCAATCCATTGACTATCAAATGCTTATGTCGTAACTTGATTGAGAAATCAATGAGAGAATGGGTATGAAAATCTTCTTAGATACTGAGTTTATCGCTGGATTCCATAAGCCATTGCTTGGCAAGAAACGTCACTTTATTGACTTAATCAGTATTGGTTTGGTAGACGATAAAGGGCGGGAGTACTACGCTATCAGCAAAGACTTCAACCCATCAGATGCCGACGAATGGGTAAAGAAAAACGTATTTGAGCCAATAACAACCGAGTTCGTTAAGTGCTTTCATGGTGACAGAAGAAACGAGATTTTAGATGTAATGTCCGGCAAAAGTATTGTTGGGCGAATGAACGTAGTTCAGGATTGGATTGGCAAAACCAACAAACAGATTGCTCGAGATATACGCGGCTTTGTGTACGGACCTGCGGTTGCGGAGGGCGACGGCATGGATGGGGCTGACGCTGATATTGAGTGGTGGCTAAAGGAAAACGCCATTGAGTTTTATGGCTACTATGCAGACTACGATTGGGTATTATTTTGCTCGCTGTTTGGTCGAATGATTGATTTGCCGCAAGGCTTCCCAATGTACTGCATGGATCTTAAGCAAATGATGCAAGACCGGGGACTATCAAAAGAATGGAAGCAATCAATCTGCCCCGACCCAGAAGGCGAACACAATGCCTTAGTTGATGCCAAATGGAATCAGAAGCTTCATGGCTTGATAGTAGATTCAAAGGCTGTGCCCGCATGACCCGCTTCGACCAACTCCAATCGCTTCTGGCCCGAACGCCCCTCGCGTGGTCGTCAGAGAGCGACTTTCCGATTGAAGCGGTGACGGTGAACTGGCGCGACGCTTGGGGAATGGAGGTTGTGAAGGACCCAAAGCAATTACTCAAAGCGCAACTGGCAGGCTGGGGCGAACCCGGCAAGCTACTCTATAACGCACTGGTGGGGTACACCCTACGGGGTTTCTACCGCATCTACGGCCCCTCCGAATGGGAGCTATATCTATTAACTAAAGACGGTAACGGCATATGGACAGGTATTAAAACCAGAGTTGTACGAACATGAAAGACATAATCGTAGGATGATCAACGCAATGTTACTCTGGGAAATGCTTCGACCTAGCCGAGAAGCCCCAAAACGTGAACTGAGCCAATCAGAGAAGGTCAAGTTGGACAAGATGCGCGTCGTTGTTGAGCAGGAAGGCAAAGGACTAGCGACGCTATTGAACGAACTTATAGATGTAGCAAAGGAATGAAAAAACCGAAAACCATTGGCGAGTTGCAGACAGCCGCCGGACTGCCCAGCGATACGCTGAGGAATCCCTCTGGCTCCAATGCTCGGGACGATCAACACGTCAGCACCTTCGAGAAGCGGCACGGCAAAGCGGAACTGGGCGAGCAGCTGACCCTCGCCCGCGAATCCCCTGACTTGATGGACCAGATACACAATCACCTACAAGGGGTTATGTCTGAGTTTCTTAAAGCGAAAACCGCTGGCGACCAAGAGACTATCGACCGAATTGAGAAAGAGTTTCGGGAGTGGTTGTGGGTAACACTGACCGAAGGTAAGGCGGGGGTAGTTCCTCCGGTTGAGGTACACGTTCGCCACCATCACTACGACGACCGAAGCCCGGTGTTAGGGTCCGGGCCGAACAACCCACCAGTACGGTTCGGCGGTAATCGCAACTAGCATAACCCCCGGCCGGTGGCGTCGGGAAGAAAGGAGATAGCGGGATGAGTACAGCTAGACGAGCATTTATTCAAGCGAACCGGTACGTTGTTACTGACACCGAACGGGCGCTGCGAAAGACAATCATTGAGGTGGTTACGCCGTATGAGTCAGAGTATAGATTTAACAACGAAGGTGGCTTATTTGTAGAGCGTGTGATTAGTCACTTGCGAACCTATGAAGGCAAATGGGGTCCACATATTAGTTCTGCTCTATACATTGCCCTCACCGGATGTCGCTGCCGGGACGACGGGTATTCGATCCCGGCAAAGGTGCGCGAAGAGATTAAAGAAGCTATACTGGCCAAACTATAAACACCAACGCCCCAACCAGCCGGGGGCAAGTCAGGGCGAGGGCGTGCTTAGTATCATCCAGAAGCTAAGATAACGCTTTTACGGCCATGAAACTAATCACGATCCCCTTGCTCCAACAGCTCGGCGTCAAGCCCACAGACGCGGCCAAATACGTCAATGCGCTCAACCATTACGCCGGTGAGTACGGTATTACGTCAGACGAGCGGATGGCGTACTTTCTTTCGCAATGGTTGCACGAAAGCTGGAACTTCTCGCGGGTGTTCGAGAACCTGAACTATCGCCCCGATGCGATCCTGTCCACCTTCAACAACTACAAAAAGGGCATTATCCGGTTTACGCCGGAAATGGCGGAGAGGTACGGGCGAACGACGACGCACAAAGCCGACCAGATGATGATTGCCAACATTGCCTACGCCAACCGGCATGGCAACGGGCCTGTCACGTCTGGTGATGGCTGGCGGTATCGAGGGCGGGGGCTTCCTCAACTGACGCTGAAAGACAATTACGTCAACTTCAGCAACGCGACCGGCGTGGATTATGTCAATAACCCTGACTGGGTAGCCCGTCCTGACGACGCGGTACGGGTGGCCTTCTGGTACTGGAAAGATCGAAATATCAACGGGCTGGTTGACAAACCCAACCGCCCGCAGGACCGGCTACTGCTCGTTACCCAGGCAATCAACGGCGGCACAAACGGGATTATAGAGCGTGGAGATTTATACAAACAAGTTAAACTAGCTATCGCATAACCATGAACGAACTTCTGACAATCGCCGAGGAATACCGCGAACGGGGCCTTGACTGGGAAGCCGCTTTCTGGCTCAGTGAAGCCGAGAGCTACAACGAGTACCCGTAACAAAGAAAGCGGCCTAACCAGCCGCTTCTTTTTTTGCCCCCTTCCCGGGGCCTACCTGGCCCAGCCGGTTCGTACCTTCGCGGCATGGAAAACCTATTCGCCAACGACGGAGAACACCTGTACATGCTGCTTGACGGCAAATACTACAAACGCATCATCGGAAAGGGTTGGAAAGAGCTATCCACTAGGCCCGAGGGGATCACGTTTCACGCCATGCCTGAAAAGCAGGCGGCCCTGTTTCGCGAGACGCTGGCGGATAAGCGGTGGCGGGCGGATTAGCTACCGGGCTGGTGATGTTGCAGTTTGTAGGCCTCCTCGACAACCCGGCGACGGGCCACCTCGTAGCGCACTTCGCCCACCGTTACGTGCATGTCATTAACGCCCCGTCGTTTCCAGGCGGTGATCTGCTGGCGGTTGATGAGGAGTGATTTGCTGATGCGGATGAAGTCAGGAAGCGTATCCTGGTACGTTTTCAGGGTTCGGCTGAAGAGTACCTGACTGCCATCGATAAAATGCAGACAGGAGTAGTTGGCTTCTCCAACAATGTGCGAGAGGTGTTCGGCCTGAATCGGCACCGAGGGGCGTTTGTAGATAGTGGCGAGTGTGGACATAATGCAGGTAAAGCAAAATGCTATCCAATCTACTATTGTTTTGGTAAGTTGCTGTAGGGGCGGGGGTTAGTCTTCGGCTGCATACCCTGTTGCTTTATTGGATGACGGGCAGACTAGATGGCTATTCTACCCTTGCGCCCGCTCGCTTATAGATTTCAACGGCACTATCGCAAAGTTCCATGCTGTACGTGTCTCCATCTTGCTTGTCGAGATACTTATTTAAGGTTGTCATGGTAACCGTACGGCGTTTCACCTCACCGCGACACCCGCCTTTTTTGGCGCAATTTTCTCTTATAAAACATTTCATAGCTAGACGAAATTTGCAACGTTCTTAGTAAGTATGTAATGGCTTTTGCAGGGGAATTGGTAGTTACCAATCGAGGGAATGAGCGAAATTCGCCCGTCTCCGTGTTTTATTAGGCTCCACCCGCGTTCGTTCAGCGGTGTTATTGTCTGAGTGCCGCAACCGCAAAGGCAAGCGTGGGTTGCGGTGTTGTATTTCTCAGAAATGTAAATCTTGTTTGGCTCTAGCGCTTCGGGTATGAAATCCACGTAAACAGGCTCAACGGTTACTTGCTTTAGGGTCTTCATAAGATTCTCTGGTTAAGCCGCCGGAGCGGTGGGGGTTATTTCTTTAAGATGCGTATGGTATTGCGGCTTATCTGGATTTTTGGCGTTCACTTCCTTTGTGTAATCCATCAGCCGGTTCAACTCAAATTCATCTTCGGCAACCATATAGAGCATTAGACGAGCCGCTCCCGGTGCGGCTTGTGCGGAACGTAGCGCACCGTTCACGTAGGTAAGGGTTGAGAGGTGATTAACCCCCTCCCAAACTTCTATAACTCTCTCTTTCATCACTTCACGCTAGTTTAAGTCCGTATTTGGCCGCCAGGGGCGTTAGTAAACTGGTTCGACTTTCTTCACTCTGCGCTGATTAATCATGCCGGTCATCGCCTTGTCGCTGCTGGCTTCGTAGATCTCCCCGTTTTTGTAAGCCAGTAGCACCGAGTTCAACCGATCAATTTCCGTAGGGCTCATGCTGGCCATGAGGTAGGCCGCGTTCTCGACCGTGCGAACCAGGGCGTTGAATTGCTGTTCCTCGTCCTCACTGATACCCTTGTACATCTGGGCAACGAAGCGTTCCAGCTCATCGGTCAGGCTGTTTACTTTTTGCTTGGTGGCCTGCTTGTAAAGCGTCGTTTCTTTCAGATCGTCGCACACGCCAAGCAGGATGGTCTTGCAGGCGACCGCAAGCAACGCACTTTTGTGTAGTTTTTCAGTTGGTCGACTCATTGGGCTTTCACTTTAGGTTTGCGTCCTTTTTTTGCTTTGGGCTTGACGGTTTCGGGCGTAATCGATTCGGTTTGTACGGGCTTCTTTTCCGGCTCTGGCTTCCGTTTGCTGGGCAGGGGAAGTAGGGTTTTGCCGATCCGCTCGGCCCGAAACTGCTTTTCCTTCCAGGTGTCCGTCTTGGTTTCAATCGTGTCGTCGTAAATCGCAATGTCGTACGACTTCGGCCCGTCACCAAAGATCCGAAACACCGTGGCGGGTACTACTGCGGGGGCTGCCACGCCCTCGCTGGGGCGGTGGCTCGGCATGGGGGTGTGGGTAGGGGTCATTTCTTCTTTTTGCCGGTTAGTACCTCCAATAGATCATCGAATCCATTCTGCATTTCGCCAGCCAATGTGCCGTCTGGTTCCGCCGTTACTTCGTGAAAAGTGAGCCGTTTGCGAACCACTTCTTTTGCCGCTTCCCGGCTACTGGCTTCTACTGTCGTTTTCATGTTACGCCCGTAGAACTCGAACTTTACAGTGTACTTCATCTTCATCTCGTCCCCACGAATGCCGCCGTGGAGGGGGCGGGTTGGGGGTTATCGTTGCCAGTGGGTAGGCGTGTAATAGACGTACATGCTATCGTCTGGGTAAAACCATAGATTGGCCTTACGTTTCAATGTTTGCACGTTGCGAACGCCTTTACTGTCGTCAATCTTTGTGTTGACTACCACGCCTTCTGGTGGTAGTTGCTGGGCTGTTGGAATCCATTTCATTTTGTTCTCATCCGGCCGTACCGCGACCGGGCGGGTTGTTGGGTTAATTCCAGGTTGTGGAAGTGATTACTTCGGGCCAAGCCTGACCATCCATCCATTGGCGAAAGGTTTGCGTCACGTTACCATCTTCGTCCAACAATGTGTGGGCATCCCATTCGGCGTCGGGTAGCTCAACGATTTCGTCTCCGGTGGAATAGTCCCATAAATTGGAGTCGTCTAGCTTGCTGAGGCATATTAACGCCCCAATATTCGTTTCGGCGGCTACCCATGTTTTCTCGCCTTGTGAGTGTATCTCGAATATTTTCATGGTCGGGGTTGTTGGCTATGCCGACCCACGAGGGGGCGCGGCTGGTTGGTTATTTGTAGGCTATGCCCAGTAGTTTCTTTAGTGCTTTCCCGGTACGCTTTAGGCCGTACATCCGGCGGTCAATCTTTACACCCAGGATTGCCCAGATGGCAGGCGAATTAGGTATCATGTCGCGTTCTTCCCCGTCCCAATCGGCTTTTATAAACAGCTTCTCGGCTTGCTCTACGGTGATTGGCATTGATGATTCCGAATTGTGGTACCCTTCTTCGGGGGTTTCGTAGCATCCAGCCATCTGCTTGGAGTAGCAGTAGCCTGCGTTGTCAGGGCGCCACAGCGTCAAGTACAAATCTTTTGGCTTGCTGTGCTTCAGGGATATGATGTAGTAGCTCATAGGGTCAAATGATATTGAGGTGATCGGCAAGCATTAGTGCCAGCCACAGAGTAAGGGCAATACCCAGCCAGGCCATGAGGTCACTGACGTTGCGAGAGTCGGGTTTGTTGGTCATGGCGTGGGGGTGGCTGGGGTATTTGAAAAGGTTGCCTGAGACTGATCGTAAATGGCCAAGGCAGTTAATGCTTGCATGACAAGTTGAAGGTGATGCACAAAACGAATGTGGTTGCGGCTTGATCCGACATTAATCAAGAAGTTGTCACCCATCCGTTCAATGAATCGATTATAGTGCCCTTCCAAGTGATAACTGTGGTATTCAGGAGACGCGTTGGGCCACGGCTTTCTGGTTTTCCACCCCAGCCGTTCCAGCCATTCGGCCGTGAGGGGGATAGGCTGAAGATCGGCCCGCCAGTACCCCGAACTACCATCCCGACCCGAAATCACCGCGTTAATAAGCGGAGGTGACAGGCTCGTCACTTCCAGAACAGTGCCCAGCTCATCGGCAACCAGGCTTCCAATCGTGAGTTCTCGTACGTCAATCATGGCTTTTTTGGGTCTGGTAGTTCGTAGTTTTCGATGCTGAGGATCTTGCCGAGCTTGATGGCGTATTGGCCCCACCGATCTATAGTTAACCCGTTGGAGTAGCCACGTTCAACGTGTTCTACGTACTCAACACCTTTGAATTCTGCCGTGAAGCGGGGTTTATCTTTGCCGTAGCCGTTTGTAAATTCTACGGCGTCATATTGTCGCACATCGTAGCCGTCTTCGTTGTCCGATTCAGGATTCCACTCAAACAGGCGGGAGTGTATCCATTTGTTACGCCAAGGGAAGCCCGTGTCCCGAAATTCTTCTGTTTTTTCGCCTGTAACCATTACCTCGAATGGCTCGCGTTTCAGGGTCAGTCGGAGGGTGCGGGGTGTGCTCATGGCTTTTTCGGGGGTTGAGGGATAATCAGGTAGAATAGCAGGGCCGACAGAATCACATTGAAGCCCAGGATGATCTGTACGGGGCGTGGCCACTTCAGCGGGTTTGGGCTAATACCAGTGGCTACGTACAGAATGAAGAAATAGAGTACCGCCACGATGGCGACCAAGTACCAGACCTTCACCATGACCCGTCCCCTTCCATGATCAACCGGGCAATAGCCACAACCGATAACCCTACCCCATATACGCAGAGCGCGAGCACCATTTCGGCCCCTTCTTTTGTCGATCGAAACCGCTCCCATTTGTGCCAGATCAACCGGCGACGTTTGACGAACCGCTCGAACGCCCGTTTGTACCAGGGGCGCGGATCTGGCGCCGGGTCGGGTGTAGCCAATTTGGGCGAATCGTACTCCTGCATGGCTTCCAGTAGAATGTGGCCCAGTACTTTGTTGTTGATATTTTGGTTTGCTGACAGGTACTGAAGGGGGCGCACGTGGCGCGGGGTGGTTGTGGTGTTCATGGATTGGAGGGGGTTTAATCAAAATAGATGTATACTTTATCGCTGCTGGTGAGATCCATCCACTCCAGTAGGCCCATGATGAACCGACCTTCCCTGAGTAGTGACCGCTGATTTTCGTGCTGATTCCAGTTAGAGAAAGCGGCTTCGAGATTTCCTTTCCAGAATACCTTACCATCACCACTGCCTGACACGCCGTTGTTGAATTTTTCGACGCAGAGCAGCTTATATATTGCCGCCCGGGACGGGTCTCCGGCCGTGCGTTCCATTTGCTCCAGCGCCGGGGTGGTGCGCTTTTCGCCTTCCTGTTTGCTAATCCATGCTACTATTGAGTGTCCCATCCTTTCTTTCTCCCGCGTCATACCCGGCGGGGCGGGTTTACCACCACTGCGGAACAATGGTGCGGGTTGGGACTGGTTTGGGGGTTGGCGGGGTGCTGGTTCGCGCCAGATCGAGCGCTTCAATCTCCCGGCTGATCCGGTTCACGGTGTCGACTTCGGCGGGAGACTCGCGGCCCGACGGCGGGCGGTCGCGAGGGCGAGTTCGAGTTGAGGGCGGGTGGTGGTCATGCAAAATGTAGTTTAGTCTGTGAGCATCCTTTTCGAAAAGGCTTGTAAGGGATTTTCAGGTAAGCCATGATCTCGCCCAGGCCGCACTTGTTGACTACGACATCGTAGTACTTAGGGTGCGAAACAGCCAGGCGCTGAATGCGATTAGCTTTGCGTTTGTCTTCCAGATGGATACCAAACAGGCAGAACGTGCAGCCCGTACGCGTCTCGGCGGGTAGCGTTTCCATCCGCTTGCTCCCATCCACCTGTTCAACTTCGACCGTTCGTTCGTAATACACATCGCCGAAGCGAAGGCCAAACTGGTTTAGGTAATTCCAGGTATCCTCTTCGGTGAAAATGGAGTAGGGGCGGCATTTTTCTTTGCCTTCCTTGTAGGTTGTGCAGCCCGTTTTTAGGTAGCTAATTGTGCGCTGAGAAGACTCGCTTGTTGTGGTGAAAACGATCGGCTTTCTGCCCGTCTCCTTCCCGTAGCGCCGGAATGGTTCCTTCTTGAAAATGTCGCAGCACTGATCAGACGTAAGGAAGGGCGCATCAAGCAGAATCTTCCACCGGTCTGGGATTTTTGATTTAGGGCTGTAGGTGCCGTCGCGCTTGTAGCCCGTTAAGTAAAGCCGAAGCGTTGCGGCACTCTTAGGCGAAGGGTTGGCTAGGTAGCCCTTTGTGCGTCGTATCTGCATCGCAATTTGCTTGCTACCCACCGCCACGCCGATTTCCTTAATCACCCGCGTAAAGCCCATCTTTGGCTTCAGGACAACCAGGTCCGGAAACTGCTTGACGTGGTCGACAAGCTCAGGAAACTCCAGACCTGTGTTGCAGAATACCCGTGGCGGGCGGGGTTGCTTCCGAATCCAGGCCGCCAGGCCGAGGGGCAGCAAATGCGCAAACTCACCGGAGTGGAGCCTGTCAATGATGTCGTCACCCACCTGCGAGTCTTTCCCGCCCGATGTGGAGGTGTATACCTGTCCATCCATATCCTGGTAGAAGTCGACGTAAGTCTCAGCGAAGTGAACCAGCTTTCGCTCCAGGGGCCATTCTAATCGTTCTTGTAGTTGTGCGCGTGTTAGTTTCATGGCTGTACTGGTGTGTTTTCCCTTGCTTTAAATCGTTTCTCCCCCTTATCCCAATCCGCCCCGAGCTGCTTGGCCTTATTCCAGAGCATGACCTTGTGTTCGCGGCTCATACACGCCACGCTGTACCGGGTGGTGATGAAGTGGTTCAGGCTCGGCCAGTTGGTTTCGCCCAGCAGGTAGTCCTCTAGTTCCCGGTCACTCAGCGCTTCCACGTAGCGTTCCCCGTTCCAGGTGAGCCGGTGCTTGGTGGCGAACTTCCGGAGGGCACCCACGAACGGCCCCCGCTGCTCGTAATCCACGTTCTTGTTCAGCGCTTTTCGTTTGCTGGTGAGCGAGGAGGCCAGAATCGAGGGGTAGTGCTCCATCGCCAGCAGATTCGCTTCGAAGTGACGCAGCAGCCAGGGCGGTTCGGTGGTGGCGGTCGGGGTCATGAGTGTGGTAGTATTGAGTCTACCAGTTCGATTCGCTGGCCAATCCAGCGCATGACCGGCACGGCCATTGAATTGCCAAGTGCCTTATACCGGGGACCGTCGGGCGTCGGCTTACCTTTCGGTTGTATATCCGTATATCCATCCGGAAATCCCTGCAACCGTTCGCATTCAATAGGTGTTAGGCGACGGACTGCCATAGTCGTTGGGTTGTTAGCGTTCAATACTCCCAATGGCACACCGTCACTTTTGCTTAAGGTGTGGCACAAATCAGGTTGCGGATTGCTCCTGTTGACTGGTGAGGTGATTTGTCCTTCGGAGAATACTGTTACATCATAGACAACCCCAGGCACTTTGCTTTTATCTAGGGTTGGACTTATATGCTCACTATGAGACAGCGGCTGTGATGCTGAGTTTTGAGCGCCAAACGCAACGATCTGCGTTTCTTTACGGGCCTCAAGCGTATAGGCTAACTCTGCGCTAATCCCGGCACCCTGTGGTCCGCTATCAGGATTCTCTCTTGTCGTTCCAGCTTGCAGGGCGTAGGCTACACTTTGCCTTGTTCCACCTTGGCCTCCACGGAGTAGGGGTCCGAAATGGTTGACACTCACATTACATTCCTCGTCAATGCCGTATGACACGAAAAGACCACCCCCTTTATCTATGTGTTGATTGTCTAGGCCCAAGTTGTGTCCGAAACTAGCTTCAAGGGTTGGCGCAATCGGCACACAGAAATCTAGCTCGTTGGCGTTACCGGCGGGGCGACTGAGTCCGCCACCGTTTGAAGTGAGCGTTCCAGCAACGGGGGAATGGTCTTGCCGCGCTTGGCGGCTCGGCGCAGGATGCCCCGACAAGCTGTGGCGCTCAAATAATACCGCTGCGGCAGGTTGCCAGCTTCCAAGATGTCCGACAACGAACACACGGCGGCGTCGCTGGGCCACTCCGTAGTACTGAGCGTCAAGGACTCGGTAGGCGAACCCATACCCGAGTTGGACCAGCGCCCCGAGGAAGGCTCCAAAATCCCGTCCGCCGTTACTTGACAGGACGCCGGGGACATTTTCCCATACCAGCCACTGGGGAGATTTCCGATCAGCAAGTGCGAGAAAGGTGAGCATGAGGTTGCCACGCGGGTCGTCCAGTCCTTTTCTAAGTCCGGCGACGGAGAACGACTGGCACGGAGTTCCTCCGCAGAGAAGAGAAATTGCTGAGTGCTGAAAGGTTGCGCTTTCATGGAGTTTGGTCATGTCACCCAGGTTGGGGACGTGTGGATAATGATGATGGAGAACTTTGGAGGGGAACGCGTCAATTTCCGAGAACCACTGCGGCTTCCAGCCGAGCGAATCCCACGCCACCGAAGGCGCTTCAATGCCAGAACAGACCGTAGCGTAGTTCATCATCATTTTTTGTTTTGTGGACTAATTCAGTGCGCCGAGCAGCATTACTTCGTTCTCAGAGTCAGCAGAAATCAACAGCGGCCGGTCGGCAGCCCAGAGCGAAATCGTAGCCATTTCGCCCGTCAGGTGCTGGAGACACTCAATCAGATGCTTTCCGCTCACGCCGATGGACAGGTTCTGGTTGATCGTAGCGGACACCTTATCTTCTCCCTGTTGATTGAAATCAATGTCGCTGGCGGTAATGGTGATGCCTGCCCCAACTTGGCCTGTTAGTACGACCTTATACGAGGTCTGATTGCCCAGCACCAGCACCCGCCGGAGCGTATTGATAAGCGCAAATCGATTCGTTTCCCAGGTGACAGGGCTATTGATGGGAAAGCCCATTTGGTAGTCCGGAAACCGGTACTCGCTCAAGGGGGACTCAATGGTTTTTCCGTCGACCGAAAAAACAATGCGTTTACTACCCAGGCTCACGTTTATCTCGCCCCGCGTGTTGTCCAGCAGCTTGGCGATCAGTGTAGCAGCGCGGGTTGGTATCAAACACCCATGTTTTCCCGCATCCGGAACCTGCTTCATGCGGGAAAACATAAACCCGTTCGAGGCTACCACCTCTGATTCGCGCCAGCAGACACCCTCACCCCATTCCAGGCTACGACCCGGGGGAGCTACAGCAAAGAGGGTATTGCCTAGCTTATAAGAGAAATCGGCGTGGTCGTCCTCCGCAATCACGATCTGCCGCATTTCCTCTTCATCAACCAGCGGCTTTGGGTAGTTGATGGGATTTTCGCCGGCGATACTAAAGGACCCCGTTTCGGTGCGGAGTGTAATCGCAAACGTTTCGGGGCTCACGATAAGCCGAATAGGTTGCTCAGGAATAGTATTCAACAGCGACAGCAGCGTTTTGTGGGGGACGCAGACCGAGAACGGCTCGTTGCATTCCACATAAACGATAGTTGTCTGGGTGATGGCCAGATCCGATCCAGTTACGGTAAGTTCGCGTTCGTCTGAGACAAACAGGGCGTTTTCCAGCGCCGGGATTGTTGGCTTATCCAGGATTGCCCCGCCGACGTACGACAGGGCGGCTTTTAGTTGCCCTACAGAGCAGAGCAGCGTTGCCTGGGCGACGGGTGCGGCTGTCATAGTTCGCGAAGGATATTGACCAGGTTATAGCCATGTTTTTTGAAGGCATCCTCTAGTGCTTCAGCGATTTCTTCGTCTACAATGGAGCCGGTAAAACGAACTGAAACGTTTTTCGTGTCCGTGTACCGAGAGCGCAGAAGCGATTTGTTGATCTGAGAATCCGAAGGGGTTTGAAAGGTATTTTCCATGACATTTAGTGAGTTATGCGCTTAGTTATCGTTCCAGGCGGGGAAGAGAATACAGGGCCGGAAAAGCCCCGACCGCAACGGCGGACCGTCCGTATCGCTATCTATCCACACCTGATTGTTATTTGCTTAAAATGGAATCTCTTGGGTTTGGCTGTCATAGGCCGCGACTGTGATGCGAGCCCGCTCAACCTCACCGTACATATATTTATCTGGGTTATCCGCAATCTCTTTGGCGCGCTTATACTGAAAATCGGTTACCTCGCCGGGCTTGTGCGACTCAACCCATCGTTTGGCTCGCTCTAAAGCTTCTTTTGGATCCTCACCTTGGCTGATCTCGACGGTAACGCCTACTGTCTTGTTGGTATAGTTGCCGGTGCTGAATAGCTCCCGATACTTGACTGTCTTGATATGCATCGTCGTGTGATTTATTCCTGCCACTGGCAGGAATGTTTTCGAATTTGAGAAATCAGGTAAATGTGGTTTTCGGCTTTCTCTGTGAGCGGCTGGTAGGATTGAGTCCAGCCATCAAGACTCAGGGAAACGTAGGGCTTTCGCTCGATCGTTATAGATCCTTTCGTGTCCAGCGTCAGCTGGTGAATAATACCCGTACTGGGCAGTTTGCCGACCCATACGCCCGCTTTGAGCAGTTCCTCTTTGCTGTTGAGGTTGGGGCCGGTGGCGATTGTGGGCAGTAGGCCAAGCATGGATTAGGCGAACTCCTTAAAGTGAATCGGCTTGTTCTGCAAGGCTGACTGCATCCCGTGTCGCTTTAGTGCTTCGTCCAGCGTTGGATGTCCGAGCATCATGCTGGTGGAAGTCGGATCGCGCTTGTGGAGAATCAGTTTTAGATGTCCAAAGCCACCATGCGGAGCAACCTCAACCCGAATGCCCCGTTCGTGAGCCATAAACACCAGGCGGGTTAATTGATTGAAATCGTAGGTTGAAAGGCTACCCCGGTAGACGACGTAGTAACCATCGCCCCAATTCTGAATTTTGCTGGGGATGTGATGCTCGCCCAGAAAGAAGTCGGCGTAGAATTGCTTTGCCTCGTTGATGTCGAATTTCATAGCAATAGTGATTTGATGCGGACAAGGGAAAAGAGTGGGGACAGCAGGGCCGCCCCCGCCTATTGTTACCAACCTTCCCTTAGTTCTTAATAGGGCAGCGAGTCGTCACCCATATCTTCTGGAGCATTAAACCGGTCGTCGTAGACCGTGGCTCGTTGCTGGCGTTGCGGTTGAGCCTTTGGTTTACCCACCGGCTGTTCGCCTTCGATTTCTACTTTGTAGGCCCGTAGCTCGGTGAACCACTTTGTCTTATCATTCTTGGCGTGGTTGCTTTCCGGTTCGTACTGCACCACCAGCGTGTCATGCTTCTGAGCCCCAGCGACTATTTTGGTGACGTCATTCCATGCGGTGAGCGCCACTTTCTTTGGGTACTGGTCCAGGGTTTCAATAATGAACACCTGCTTTACCCACGGGCCTTTTTTACCCTGTCCCGTTACGGCGTCCATGCGCCCGATAAGCTGTCCTTTGATTTCTGCCATGATGCGTATTGATTATTCAGAGTCTTCTACCAGATCCAGTTGATACTCCGTGTAGGTGTGGGAAAGAGTGCCGTCGTTGTGAATCTGAGTCACCCCGCCAACTAGCTTGGCGTCTCCGGCTTGTCGTGGACTGAATCTGATCACGTAGCGTTCACTGTACTCGCCTTTTTCAATCGAGATCACAGCGCCCCGTTTTACGCCCGTCACCTTCAGCCAGCGGGTGAGGAACTTTGCCTTTTCGGCCTTCTCCTCCCCCTCGACCGCTTTAGCTGTCTGGATAAGCTGAGGCATAATGCCGCGCAGGGCAGGCATCGAGCGTACATGATGGTTTTGTTCCAGTGGATTCATTGTCGTAAGGGGCTGGCGTTTGCTCGAATCAGGTCGGCGGTGTGTACTTTCGTGGGGTGCGCTCTCTGCTGTTGCTGATTTGCTTATGACAAAGGTACACAACATTAGACAATATCCAACAATATCATAAAAAATAATTACACAATATTATACAGTAAAGTTAACGTGTTGTCTGACAATTGTTTGTGTGTTGCCTTTCCCCTCCGCCCTTCGTATCATGCACTCGTGAACTCCGTAGCCGGAGCTATTACGGTGGGGTATCGACCGCCTGCCGGGGCTTCCTGGTGGGTGGTTTTGATCTGGCCGGAAAACAAAAAAGCCCCAGACCATTGGCCGGGGGCTTCACACACCACTTGATTAGATAATGTTTATGGGGAAGAGACCTCAGCTACCTCCCAGAGTGTGCATTTTTTGCGAGAGAAGACCGCTAAGTGAAGAGCATTTATTTCCCCTTTGGTTAAGAAAGATTGTCCCGCTAACTGGTCCCAACAAACACACAGCCTTGATCTTCAATAAGGACTATGACACAGATGAGTTAGTCGAAGGAACAATGACATTTGCGGGGCCACCAGCGGCCAGGCAATTCAAAATTGTTTGTACCTCTTGTAATACTGGTTGGATGCATGAATTGGAAGAAGCTGTATCCCCAATTATTTCGCCGTTAATACTTGGAGAAAAGCGCATTCTATCAGAAGCCGACCAGAGTATTATATGTAAATGGGCAGCCCTTAAAACTATAATTGCGGAGCACGGAGATATTGAACAACGAAGAACAATAAAGCCAACGGCAAGGCATTTGTTCTTTAAAACAAAGGATGTTGATTTAACTTGGCAAATAGCTATTGGCAGGACTGATTATGAAGAGCAAAAATGTACTTTTTCGCACGAGGCTGGAAACATAACCCAAACCTTCTACAAGAATAAAAACGGGTCTGTTGTAAATAACACACAGGCGACCTTTTTTAGGCTAGGCCAAATGATGCTTTACGTATTTCGGGCACCAAGGCCTGAGATAAACTATTTTTTCCTAAAAGATTTCAGAAAAAACTTAGTTCAGATTCACCCGGTAGCGCAACCGAATTTAGATATTAGCCTATTAGACCCGATCAATGAGGACAATATTGTAGACATAAGCCTCAATCTTAAATATTACTTTGACTTAATGCAGATTTCGAGAATTCCACCGCGACTAACGATGTCAAGTCTTTTGTATCCATATCATTGAGTCCTTATTGGAAAAGTGCCCACTGGGAAACTCGTAAAAATTGCCCTCTCCCCAATCTTCTTCTGCCCAGCTTTTAGCATGATCAAAAGCGTCATCGAAATGATCGAAGCTAAATGAATCACAAGTATAGGCTTCACTTGGATTGCCAACAGACAAGCATTCTTTTAAGACTTTGTAGTGAGACATAGCACTAAAGTAGTAAGTGAAACATTCGATTTGAAAACATTCGCCGGGATCAACGCGCCCCGGCGAATGGGATTCAACAAACATTAACTAATAAACTGTATTTAAAGCATCCGAAGGACCGGCTTTTGAATCTCCAGTACAGCCAGCTTCTGTACAATCGTTACATCACTAAGGCCGTGCAATAATGCCTGCCGCTGCCCCTCTTCGGCGGCTTCGTCAATGGAATCATAGTACGCCACACCCGACGCGATCACGTAGCCGTATTCGACTTTTCTGGGGGCGGGCAGTCCATCGAATAACTCTGGCTGAAGGACCGTTGGCGGTTCATCCGATCCGGTTATCTCCTGCTTTTTCGGCGGATTTCGTTTCGCATTCTCCCGGTTGTAGGATTGAAATGATGCTTCTAAATCATCCGCCTGCCATGCCTTTAATCCATCCGTTACTCTATAATGCGAACGTATCCCTACCTGTATGGCACCTTCCTGGGTGAGCAGCTGTAGCGCCCGGTCAACCAGCCAAGCCACTTTTCGGCTCCGAGTGAATTGGCCAGGGCAATGCGGTCAATGAATAAATCAGGTTGACCTTCCAGCAAGTTTGCTTTCAGGTAAGCCAAAACATTATCAAATGTCTGGATTCGGATTTCGGGCGTTGTGCGTGTCATTTGCTGGCTTTTGGTTTGAGTGTTTTGGAGTCGATTAGAATAACCTCGTACCCGTACTGGGCCTTTACGTGCTTGGCTTTGAGTTTAAATACCGGCGTGAGGGTGCCATTCGATTTGACATCATGTAGTTCTTGGGAGCCGTCAATGAGGTGAATCAGGTAGTCCACTTCGTAATGGCCGATCACCTGGCCGTCACCCGCAATCAGGGGTAGTTTTACATGGAAGTCGTAGCCCTTTATCTCACCGGTCGCAACCATCATATCAAGCACCCCCTTGTAGGCGTATTCGGACTGACTGTCGTAGTTGATGCCGTCCCGGCTAATCCGCTTGTTTTTATACTTTGACTTGCCCGGCTGGCTTTGTATGAGCCGCCGGTACTGCTCGTTGGGTGTTTCTTCCATCAGAAATCGGCTTTATCTTTTGGGTCGTACCAGTTCTTTCCAGCGTCTTGCGGAAAGCGGTTGATTGTGGTCGTTGTGAAGCCCGCCTGCTGGCTGTGTACGGCGTTTGCCAGTTCGGACGAATCAAATACCTGATTGGTGGCGACGTCAACGTGGAGGGCGAACATGCCCAGATAGCCCTCCCGGTTTTTGACCACGTTGTACTCGAATTTGTGGTTACGCTCCGGCTTTACGTAACGCCCGGTTTGTTTGGCGTCCTCCTGCGCTTTTTCCTCGGCGTAGTAGTCCTCCCTGAACAGCATCACAATCAGGCTCGCGTCCTGCTCAAACTGACCCGTTCCGCGCAGATCGGCCATTGTGGCCCGCCGGCTGGTGCGGGCTTCTACAGACCGGTTCAGTTGGGCGACCTCCACGAGCGGCAACTGCAACCGGCGTTGCAATTTTTTCAGCTTTTTAGAAATCGAAGTCAGCGTTTCGTATTCGTTGGTGGAGCGAACGGTGCGGTCTTCAAGCAATTGCACGTAATCGATAATGACCAGCCCTAGCTTGTGCTTACGCTTCCATTCGATGAGTTTGTAGCTGATCTCTGACACGTCGCGCTCGGCGTCGTCGTACCAGTGGATGGGTAGGTTTTCAATTTGCCCGATGGCCTGGTGAATCTTTGTCCATTGCCAGGGCTCGGTTATGCGGCGGTTGATGATGTCAGCGTACTGAATGCCGGTCATCGCGCTCACCAGCCGGGAGATAATCGACTTGGCGGGCATTTCCAGCGATACGTAGGCGACCGGCGTTCCTGATTCAGCCGCTGCCATTGCGTGATGAGCCGCAATAACCGTCTTTCCTGACCCCGGCCGACCGGCCAGCATAATGACGTCGGTATCTTTCCAGCCGCCTAAATGCCGGTTTAGCTTGTCAGAGCCTTGCTCAACCCCGGCTAGTTTACCCGCGTTTTTTAACCCGTTTTCCAGATCAACAAACCACTCCCGCACCACGTCGGCGTTGGATCGATCTTGCCCAACGCTCATACCAGACGCGATTGACTCCTGAAGTTGGGCGGCTTTATCGGAGATTACGTCGACGGCTTCCCCCGCTGATACGGACCGGAGAATATCCGACGCGGCATCAATGGCGGTACGCTTCACCCACAGGCCACGCAGATACAAACAGGTTTCGAGCGTATCGGTCGTCGTGGCTTCCTTGTGGAGATTCATCAAATCAATGCGTCGCTCCTGAAGCAATTCCAGTTCACCCGATTTACGAAGCCGTTGCAGAATTGACGAGATCTTAACGGTCTTGTTTTCCTCCTGCAATTCAACCATCGTCTTGATGATGGCCCGGTAGGCGTCGTTGGCGACAGCCAGTGGGTTGCCTAGCAAACTCCAGGCTTCGGGCAACAGGTTTGGCGAATCCAGCAGGGCGGCAGACAGCCCCCGCTCGGCGGCATCGTCAACCGGGTAAACGGGATTGACAAAGTTTGGATCAACGAATCCCTGTGGGCTGCTGTTCTGTTTGGCTGATCGATTGCTCATACGCTAAAATCTCAATAAGGTCTTCTAAGTCTTCTTTTTCCTGGGCGGTCAATTCCTCGCTGGGGGTGATAAAAATCGAGGGCGTTTTCTTCAGTGTTTTGTAGCCACCCGCCGGATAGAATGGGTTAGGTGAGTTCATTGGTGTAATAGTTTTGAGGGGTAAAAGGAGTAACCGGACTGCCGTTTTTGACCGGCGCCGACCGTACGGGATCAATGGGGGTAAAATTCTTGTGGTAGCGACACCGGTTACCGAGTTCAACCTGAATCGTAAGCCAGTTTTTAAAGTGGACTTGTAAAGAGTCAATTCGAATGACTTGCTTGGCCTGGGCAAACCCTATCTGTTCATCAAAAAAAGCGTCCAGCAAAACGTTGTAGTATTCCGGCTTTAAGCGCAATGGCATACACACGTTATTCCGGAATTGAATTGCCTTTTTTACTAGCGCTCGAACTTCATTTATCTTTCCTTTTACCCGCTCAAACTCTTCATCAACAACATCAGATTTCTCGGAATCTGGTTGTAGTTGTTTTTCTAATGGGTTTTCTAAAGGGTTTATTAATGGTAACGGTTTGCCCTCTGGGTCAAATGACATTTGACTATCTGGGCAAATCTCATTTGACTCTTTAGACAAATCATTTGCCCGTTTGGGAAAGCCATTTGCCCGTTTGGGCAAATGGGAAATCTTAGGCATAAATTCTATCTCCAGCAACTCGCAGGCTTTCTCAGTAAGAGCGTACCACTTTGTCCGATCCTGCTGAAATTTATTGTAGTTACCCGTCTTTAAATACCCGTCTTTTTCCAATCCATCCAGGGCAGTACGGATTTCCTTTTCGCTGAGGTATTCCCAAACCTTAGCAAATCCGGTGATTGAGTTATAAAGCCACACGTGGCCGTCGTGGACGTGCTGCACGTCCACTGAGTTCTTGCCATGCCAGTAGCCAAAATTGGTTAGAATCACCGCCTTTCGTTCGCCTACTGCTTTGGCAACCCTCACGGTAAAAGAGTGAGATAAGCTGCTCATCGGCAAAAGGAATTAACTATAGACTGGATACGTAATCGGGGCAGACTTGAGAGATAGGCAGACCGAAGTACTCTTCGTTTAGAGCCACTAATTCACGTTCTACGTGAATATCTGGGTAACCTTTGTCAACAACTTGGTAGACTACATTTTTTGTATAATCCATCCCGGTTATAGACTTTAACCCTTTGATAAGCAGGCGTTCAGCTACCTTTTTAGCGTATCCGAATTGGCCAGGGAGTTTGGCCGTTAAATAGCTGAACAT